TCCATATCAAGCCGTCGTAGGATAATGCTATTATACCTATACTACCAGTTGCTGCAAGCCAATAGGAGCCATTCCACGCAATCGTGTTACTATTAGGCAAAGTTGTTCCTGAAACGACCACAGTCCAGTTCATGCCATCTGTGGAGTATAGGAGGTTAGGCGTAGTGTTGCTTACTGCGAGCCAATAAGATCCATTCCACGCGACACAGTTTACTTGTACCGCCGAAGCATTAGTAAATATATTCTCTGCCGCGCCAGTCCAGTTAATACCATCTGCTGACCACGCAAGCACAAAGTTGGACCTCGAGGCGCCACCACCACCTGCTACCCATATAATTCCATTCCACACGATAGAATAGAAACTGCTTGCATGTGAGAACACGGTGCTACCCGTAGGAGTAGGTAAGAATGTGATACCATTATCGTAGCTGTATGCCATCTTACATCTCAATGAGTCGTTAAATCCAGATTGTGATACAATGATAAACGCTTCCGTTGGGCGATCAAGTAGCTTTGAAGGCTGTACAACATTAGGCGCAGGATTGCGCGCGTATGAGCAATAGCCATAGACATTTGTAAAACCAGGTGCAACTGAGACAGGTGCTGCATACCAAACAAGGCCGTTGTTGGAATACCAGTTACGAGAGGAAGAGCTTGAACTTGAACCACCCGCCAACCAGATACTTCCTGTCCATGTCACCGCAGTGCATTCAGTAGGTATCATAGCCGCTCCAAGGCCTGTCCAGGTTTGTCCGTCCAGCGAAAAGGCCAGAGTATTTGTTCCTGAGCCACCCGCCACGAACATGTAACCGTTCCACGCAATGGCGTTACAGGCTGTTGTGAAAGGCTGAACAGTTACTGCTGTCCATGTGTATGGAAGCGCAGCGTTTATAGAGGTAAATGCGAGAGTATTAGTTCCAGAGCCACCAGCCACTAATAAGTTTCTGCCGGCGGAATACACGATCGTGTTACACACAGTAGAAAAGATGGTTACACCCTGTCCAGTCCATGTCTGGCCGCCGTTTGTGGAGTAGGCAAGGCTGTTTGTTCCCGCGCCGCCGGCGAAGATTAAACTGCTGTTGACCAAGCAAAGCGCATTGCCACTTGTGGTGAAAATGCTCGCACCGAGGCCCAATATGGTAGGATTCGCTGTTCTATTCCATGCTGCGACAGCAAGGTCAGTATTGGTCATCGAATAGGCTAGAGTATTGGTGCCCGTGCCTGCGAATAGCCATGTTAGACCCGTCCACAGGACTGCATTACACTGTGTAGTGAATATCGTTTTATTTATACCTGTCATGCGAACTGTGGGATCAGAGTTTTCAGGTGACATGTAGGCTAAGCTGAATGAGGTAGAAGTTCCTCCCAACATGATGAGATGTCCATTGGACGCGCCTGCGTATAAGGTTGTAATAGTAGTGCTATTGCTTGGAACAGCCCACGCCTTACCATCGTTTGTTCTAGCAATGGAGACTGTTCCTGCGCCCAGCGCGAACGTCATAGATTCATGGCCAATCAAGCCACTTCCCATTCTGCTCTGTAGCTGAAGCGCGTTGGATGTCTGTAGATTCTGATTCGGTATAAAGGTATTTCTTATCTTTTGGGTGATGTTATTCCCTCCTGGAGTCTGCCATTCCTCTCCAGTGGGCGTTGTAAGAATATTCGTAGTCTTGGACGCGATACATGCGACATATGTCGCACTCTGTGCAAGCGCATTTCCACCCACATTCGGAAACCAGTTAATACCATCTGTAGAGTATAAGAGCTTGTTGACACCCTGGCCACCCGCAATCCAGTAGGTGCCGTTCCAGCCGAGGGAATAACACGTGGTTGTCATTTGCTGTGTGCCAGAAACGGATCCATACCATGTGATTCCATCATACGAGTATCCGAGTGTAAAAGTGCCAGAGGCTGCGCCAGCTACAAACATTTGGCCGTTCCAGGCAAGTGCATACACCACGCCCGAAAAGACAGTGTTTAATAGGGGCACCCAGAGCATACCATTGTAGGAATACGCAAGTGTGCTGCCGTTTGTTGCGGCTGTTCCTCCAGCCACTGTAATAATGCCGTTTGTCGCAAGTGCCCTACAGAATGTAAACATCGTGGACGCAGTAGGAGTCTGTATTCCAAAGTGCCAGTTGTCAATACCAGTGGCTGAATATGACATGATCAGACCAGAGTTGCCGCCCTGAACCCACAGACTACCAGTCCATACCACACACCAAGCGTTGTTGTTATTGTTTGTGTTATCGCACTGCATCCAGTTAATACCGTCACGCGAGCACATCAGCGTCGGCAAGCCATTGACGGCCGCAACCCATAAATAGCCGTTTGTAGCTATGGAGGTAGGAGTAATGGTACCCGCTCCACCAATCGTCGAACTCATGTTTGTAGGGAACCAGTTAATCGCATCATAAGAATATACCAGAGTACACATTCCAGTTACAACTGACGGGCCGCCTGCTAGCCATAAACTTCCGTTCGTTGCCACGGCGTTCACGCTGGTGAGCCACTGCTGGATATACGGGATGCCATACCATGTGAGCCCCTCATAGCTGTACATGAGGCGGGTGTAGGTGCCACCGTTGAATCCCGCGATTGTGAACGCGCCGGTCACCGCTTGGGTTATTCTAGGGGGTATAGTCGTCGCAGTCAGGAGGGCGGGCCTGCGTGTAGCCAGCGCAAAGGTCTGCGTTGTCATCTGGGTATTCGCGTATACGCTGGGGAACCAGTTGAGACCGTCATACGAATAGGCGATCTGGTTTGTTCCTGAGCCGCCCGCTATCCAGACGTTTCCGTTCCACGCGACAGCTGTGCATGTAGTAGAAAAGACACGTGAGCCGAGACCAGTCCATGTGGTGCCGTTTGTAGAGTAGGCCATCGTATTAGCTGTTCCCACGCCGCCTGCGATCCACATCTGGCCGTTCCACGCAATCGCATTCACCTGAGTGCCAAATATGCTGTTGCCTGTGGCCGAGGCCGTCCATGCCGTGCCGTTAGTGGAATACATCATCTGATTCGTGCCAGCGCCGCCCGCGCAGAAGTATGTACCGTTCCAGGTGAGCGCGTAGCAAGCAGTAGAGAAGTTTGTAATACCAGAGCCAGTCCATGTTGTCCCGTTAGTAGAGGTTGCCAACGTATTAGCCGTTCCTGTACCGCCGGCCACGAGCAGATTGCCGTTCCAACAGAGCGCATCGCAGTTTGTGGAAAAGATGCTTAGACCAAGTGCGACAAACTGATTCGCCGATGTGGGATTCGGTATTTGGCAATAGGCCAAGGAGTTCGTCCCTGAGCCACCAAGGACCCAGAAGCTTCCAGTCCACACAATCGCTAGACAGGAGGTGGAGAAGATCGTCACACCAATACCCGTATACGCACTGGTTCCAATACCAGAGGCGTAGGCAATCGTGTTTGTGGTGCTTGTTCCTTGCCCACCTGCGAGCCAGAAGTCCCTCTCATTCCAGCACATAACGTTGAACTGCCCTGTAAAGGGTGTCGTCGAGGAGTTGATGTTAATCCAGTTCATTCCGTTGAAGGAATACATGGCGTAGTTGGTCCCCCCTGCAGAGCCACCCGCCTGTATAATCGTATCAGGGATGTTCTGGTTCGTCTTATTCAGCGCGGCGATCGTAGAAGTTGGGAGCGTAGATTGTAGAGGAACCACATAGTTGGGGCAGATTGTGTAGCAGGCGCTCGTCATGATGGAGTTGCCGTTGTTGATGGACCATGTTAAGCCTGTAGCGGAGTAAATCATCTGGTTCGTGCCGCTGCCACCCACATACCAGTATTGTCCGTTCCAAGCCACGCATATAGGAGTTGTCATTAAGTTGCGTGTAGAAGGGATTGTCGTCCAGGAAATACCATCATACGAATAAGCTACGGCGCATCTTGTGCTGTTGCCGCACGCCACGAACATGTTGCCGTTCCAGCAGACTCCACGACCCTCTGTAGTAAAGATCTGGTTGCCGAGGCCAGTCCAGTAGATGCCGTCATACGAATACGAGATGGTGTTTGTGCCGGCGCTCACAGCCACCCATATCTGACCGCTCCAGGCGAGTGCGTATACAGTTGATGTTAATGCCGCGTTAATCGGTGCAAACTGTATGCCATCCATGGAATACGCAAGGAAGGGTGTTGTGCCACCGCCAGCCACCCACATGTTGCCGTTCCAGAGAATGGCGGTAGGGGATCCGACGGGGCAGACACCATTCATCCAAGTGTTTCCGCCGTTCACGCTGTACATCATTGTGGTGGTGCCACCAGACATACCAACAATCCACATCGATGGGTTCCATCCAATACACATACTGGTGTTTGTAGGCGAAGTCAGAGATGTGTTGAAGAAGCTGGTGCCCATACCTACCCAGTTAATACCATCGTAGGAGTATGCCATGGAGTTGCCTGTGCTGGTGCCCTGGCCGACTGCGAGCCACATCTGGCCGTTGAAGGCCACGTTCCAGACACCACCAGTGAAGAGCAACGAACCAGATGCTGAATTCACCCATGAGATGCCGTCGTAGCTGAAGGCGAGTGCGTAGTTGCCCTTGTTGCCACCGCAGACCATGAAGGATCTTGTAGGTCTATCTATGATAGTGGGCACGACGGTCACAGCTGTCTGACTGTATAGAGTCTTCTTCGGCGAGAGACCGTTACACGCAGTGAGAGAGCCGCTCGCGGGGAACTGGCAGGGGAACCAGTTTATGCCGTTGTAGGAATACTGCATGATGCTGCCGGCCACGGCGGTGTTGCCTGTGCCGCCTGCTATCCAGAGATTGCCGTTCCACGCGATGGAAGTACAGCTTGTAGAGAAGACGGAGAAGCCGAGGCCGTTCCAAGTGGTTCCATCCAGAGACCACGCCATCGTATTCGCCGTGCCGCTGCCGCCCGCGAGCCACATCTGGCCGTTCCACGCAATCGCATTCACCTGTGTGCTGAATGCCGTGTTGCCGCCCGCCACCGCTGTGAAGGCCGCGATGCCCGACGCAGAAGATGCCATCTGGTTGGTTCCAGAGCCTCCTGCGAGGAATATTCTGCCGTTCCACGCGATACAGTTGCACTGTGTGCTGAAGATGGTTACGCCCAGACCAGTCCATGTCATACCACGGTCTCTTGAGAATGCCATGCTATTGCCTACTCCTCCGTTTCCGCCGGCCACGAGGATGCCGCCGTTCCAGGCGAGAGCGTTACAGCTTGTCGAGAAGGTTGTTAGACCTTGGCCGATAAACTGATTGGCCGCAGTGGGCGTAGGGTAGATGGAGATTACAAGACTGTTTGTGCCGGATCCGCCAAGAACCCATGTCGAACCAGTCCACACGACGGCGAGGCCAGAAGTTGTGAAGAGAGTCGCGCCGAGAGCTACTGCCGAGGTGGAAGGCCCTGTTAGGTATACAATCGTATTTGTTCCTGCGCCAACCGCCAAATAGAAGGCGTTATTTATTCCAGAAGGCGGGTCAGGATTACAAGCGACCGCATTACCCTGTGTGGAGAACAAATTGGACCAGCCAGTCCAGACAATGCCGTTAGGACTGTATGTGATGCTGTTCCCACCCGCACCTACTGCGACCATCGCTGTATCGCTTAGATTTGTAGACTGGTTCAGCCTCGATGTGACGAGCGTGAGCGCATTGGGCGGTGTGGGAGGAGTGTAGCTCCTTGCCGCAGCCGTAAAAATCGCAGAAACCAGGGAAGCTGTTAAGACAGGTGACCAGTGTATGCCGTCGGTCGAGTAGTGGCTGCTTGGAGTGGCGTTCGCAGTGAAGACAAACCAATAGACACCATTCCAAACAAGTGAACACGGGCCATTGTTGTTGAAGTTCCACAATTCTATATTTTGAAACCATGTAATACCGTCATACGAATACGCCGCGCCGTAAGTGCCCACGGCTAAGATAATGACACCATTTGTTGCCATAGAGTATATACGACCATCTCTAAATAGTCCAGCGGTTGCGGGAAATGCGGTCTGTCCTCCCAGTGTTGCACTCCAGTTAATACCGTCATAAGAATAGTTAATAACTGATCTCGGAGCCGCAGAGGCATATCCACCCATAAGCCATAGGGAACCTGTCCAGATCACAAATGCTCCATCTAAGCCACCATCCAGCGGCGAAAGAGGTGATGTCGCCCACGACATGCCATCAATAGAATAATAGGAAAAGGAAGTACCGCCTGAACCAACCCACATCAAACCATTCCATGCAAGTGAAATCATATAGGGTCCATTTACTGAATTTTTCCAGTTAATGCCGTTATACGAATATGCGACACCTCCAGGACCACTGGCGAGCCACATTTGACCATTCCATGCTACGATATTTACACCGGTTAGTCCTGATCCAAGCGTGACACCAAGACCAGTCCATGTAATACCATCATACGAATACGCAGCTACGTTTGAATAGCCAGTTGTCAATGATGCTGCGATCCACATTTGGCCATTGTATACGATTGAATATATTCTCTGTGCCGAATCGAATACTGTTCCTGAAGAGTATGACGGATACCATGTAAATCCGTCATACGTGTATATTAAGCGCGCGTTAGTTGTTGTGCTTGTTCCAGCTACCATGAAGGCAGATGTCTGTGCATTCTGGGGGCGCGTGGTTGTCATAGGAAGTGTGAGAGGGTTGGCTTGGGGATACACGATTCTCGGGGCGAACCCGAAGCTCTGCGTTGTCATTATGCCGCGTGAACTAATATCCGCAGGAAACCAGTTAATACCGTTATAGGAACACATCATGATGAAGGGGGTTGTTCCGCAACCCGCGATCCACACATTGCCTGTCCATGCGACGGATGAGCAGCTTGTAGGGATGATAGATGTTCCGAGGCCAGTCCAAGTGGTTCCGTTGAACGAATACGCGAGCGTGTTGGTTCCTGCGCCGCCGGCCATCCACATGAAGCCGTTCCACGCAATCGCGTTACACTGGGTGGAGAAGATGGCTATGCCACCTGCCGTCCATGTCGTGCCGTTGGTAGAATACGCGAGCGTATTGGTTCCTGAGCCACCCGCCATAAAGTAGGTGCCGTTCCAGCAGAGTGCGTAGCATTGCGTCGTCATTACGGCATTACCCGTTGTCGACGCAGTCCATGTAACACCCAAGTTTGTGGAAAAGGCCAGCTGGTTCGTCCCCGCGCCGCCTGCTACGAGCACAGAGCCGTTCCAGCAGAGGGCTGTGCAGATTGTGCTGAAGACGGTGGTGCCGAGGCCGTTCCAGAAGGCCGTGTTGCTGGGCGACGGCGTGGTTTGTGTGTTGATAGGGTTCGCGTTCAGTGCGTAGGCGAGAGTGTTTGTGCCCGCGCCGCCTGCGACCCAGCCAGAGCCAACCCACGCAACTGCATTACCACTTGTGGTGAAGATGGTCGCACCGAGGCCCGTCCATGCTGTCCCGTTACCAGACACGGCAATCGTATTTGTTCCAGAGCCGACAGCCACCCAGTAATAGCCACCGAACGCAGCCGCATTTCCTCGGGTTGTGAAGACTGAGTTATTGATGGCCACCCAGTTGATACCGTTGTAGGAATAGGTGAGGGAGTTTGTACCTTGGCCGAGGCCCAGAATGAAGCTGTCAGGAAGCTTGGAGTCGCTCGCCTTTGCCGCGTTTACTGTGGGCGGATACAGGTTAAAACGTCTGGAGGCGATCATTGGGGTACACCCTGTGAAAATACCGTTCTGAAAGGGGGCTGGGTTCCAGTTAATGCCATCCACGGAATAAATACAGTTGGGCATTGTCGAGCTAGTAGTAGCTATCCAGTAGCTTCCGTTCCATGTAATACCTGTCCATGTATTTTGGAAAAGAAAGGCAGTCGGCGAGGAGAACCAGTTGATGCCTTCATACGAATATAAGATGGAGCTTTGTAAAATGCTCGAACCTACGCCGACAGCTACAAACATGGTACCGTTCCACGCAATCTTATTCACGCTGGTCATCAGCTGCGCACCAAGGCCTGTCCAGTGAATACCGTTATACGAATACATCAACACGTTTGTTCCGCCTGAGGCGCCACCCGCTACGAACATGGTTCCGTTCCACGCAACTGCGTTGAGACTGATAGCACCAACCGCGGCTATTGTGGGACATACGTTCCAGTTGATGCCATCCATGGAAACGGAGACTTGATTTGAAGTTCCACCTACCATCACCCAGATCTGGCCGTTCGTGCAAACACCGTTCGCCGTTGCTGGCCAAGAACCGTATCCTGCGAACCAGTTCTTGCCGTCCATAGAGTAACATGGCGTTCCTGTTCCAACCGCCACCCACATGTTTCCATTGGTCGCTACACCGTTTACAACAGGGTTAAGCTGTTGTCCGTTTACACCCGTCCAGAGAATACCGTCCATGGAAAACGCGAGGGAATTTGTTCCAGAGAACTGACTCGCTATGGCATTTCCTGGAGTTCCGCCCATTACCCACATAGAACCGTTCCATGCGGCCGTTTGCGAAGTAACAAAGATAGAATGCGTAGAACTCGCGCCAGTATATGAGTTCAGTCCATCGTAGCTATATGCCATTTTGTAAAAGGCAGCATTACTTTGCGAGATTCCGATGATCGTGAAATTCTCTGTAGAAATGTTTAGAGCAGAGGCATTTTGCATCATGCTAGTGGATATAGGGGTATACAGTATCTGCGGAAGCACCGTTCTTACACCGAAGCCAGTCACAGTGGTGAGGCCTAACTGAGTGGCAGGGAACCAGTTAATACCGTTGAAAGAATATGCCATGGGATTGATGCCACCCGTGCCGCCTGCGTACCACTTTCCACCGGACCAACTCACCGCAGCACACGATGTAGGGAACACACCTCTTCCGAGGCCAACCCATGTTGTTCCGTTGGTAGAATATGCGAGTGTATTGGTTCCTGAGCCGCCTGCGATCCACATGAAGCCGTTCCAGAAGATGGAGTTGCACCGCGTGCTGAACGGCGGCGAGCTCACGACCGTCCACGACGTTCCGTTCGTAGAATACGCCATCGTATTCGTACCCTCGCCACCCGCCACGAAGTAGGTGCCGTTCCAGCAGAGGGCGTAGCATCCTGTCGCAAAGGTCGTAATACCAGAGCCCGTCCATGTCGCACCGTTGTTGGTAGAGTAGGCGAGCGTATTGACCGTGCCGACACCTCCTGCGACAATCACATTGCCAAAGTTAATCGGCGAACCGTTCCAGGCGAGTGCGTTACAGCTTGTAGAGAAGGGCGAAGACGCAATAGGAATCAGTGTAAAGTTCGATGCGGCTTTTGGCTGTGCCAACATCGTGTAGGCCAGAGTGTTTGTGCCTGCACCGCCCAAAACCCAGCCGACACCAATCCACGCAATAGCGTTACAGGCTGTGCTAAAAATCGATGTGCCAAATGTTGGCCCGGTGCCTATAAATTGTGCAGTGGACCCTGTGCTTGCGTTTGGAATTAGCGAGACTACTGTTATGTTTGTCCCTGCTAGAGAATTACCACCAACCAACCATGCCGATGTGCCATTGAACGCAGCGCAGTTTGCAGTGGAATTTGTACCAAATATGCCCACAACCCACTGGTTATTTACAGAGCCTCCTGCTACATACGCTATACTCCAATTTGCAGTATTATTTGTGCCAAGAGTATATAAGAAATCTTGTGCGACCCCAGTGTTTTGCCTGGCGATCAAGGTCGAGTTATTCAGATCAGAAGCGGCTACATAGTTCCTGGAAGCTAATACAAGCACATTTGAGCTAAATACGGAGTTTGCAAGAGATGGCAGCCAGTTGATACCATCCTGTGAGTAAATACAGTTATTTGTGCCAGCTCCACCAGCGACCCAGTATGTTCCATTCCATCCAAGTGATTGGCATACGGTTGTCATGAGCGCATTCGCAGAAGTCACTGGTTGCCAAAACATACCATCATATGAGTATGCCATCTGATTTGTTCCTTGGCCGCCTGCGAGCCACATATTGCCGTTCCACGCAACGCACCAACACGCAGTTGTAAAGATGCCAGCGGCAGTTCCAGCCCATTGACGACCATCGTAAGAATACGCAATAGGGGGCGATGTAGCATTAACAGCTTGTCCGCCCCACACCCACATAAGACCATTCCATGCGATCGTATAACCAATCGCAGATCCGCCATAGGGCAGATTCTGTCCCCAATTGAGTGACTGATTACTTACGCCTACCCATGTGCTCGCATCTGTAGATGTTATAATAGGCGCAGTAGTACCATCAGTCTTGCTAAATGCGCCTCCCCACATACGTCCATTCCATGCTAAATTGTAGAGGAAGGTACTAGAATATATACCCAGATTGCCAGATACTTTCCAGTTGATTCCATCATACGAGATACACAGCCAGGGCGAATCACCCGAGACAAGCCAGTAGGAACCGTTCCACGCAACACCATAGGCATTTGTAGGGAGGTCAGAAGTGAACGCGTTCGTCCCCGCGCCATTCACCGCGAACCAGTTAATACCGTCATATGAATACCCTACAGAGTTGTTCGTGCCTGATCCAGCGCCAACCCACATCTGGCCGTTCCATGCAGCTCCACGGAAAGCGGTGTTGAAGAGGGCTGTTCCACTTGGGGAGTTATACCAGGTGATTCCGTCATACGAGTAGCCGACAGTGAACGTGCCCGCAGTACCACCACCTACAAAGAAGCTGCTGTCAGCAGCCTGCTGAACTTTCACAGGAACAATGGGCGTGATATACTGCGCTGAACGACGGCTCACAAGTCCAAGCACCTGTGTGGAGATGATGGCCTGGTTTTCAGAATACCAGACAATACCGTTGTAGGAATACGCAATGCGATTCGGGCCGCCTGTGCCACCTGCGATCCACATTGTGCCGTTCCACGCTACAGAGGTACACGCAGTAGGAAAGACGATTCGTGCCAGGCCGATCCATGTAGTTCCGTTGGTGGAGTAGGCCAGCGTGTTCGCCGTGCCCGTGCCGCCAGCCACCCACAGATAGCCGTTCCACGCCACCGCATTACACTGCGTGCTGAAGATATTCGTGGAAGAAGTCACCGCCGTCCAGGAAGTCCCGTTCGTCGAATACGCGAGCACGTTTGTGCCCGAGCCGCCTGCCACAAAGTAGGTGCCGTTGTAGGCGAGGGCCAGACACGATGTCGCAAACGTTCCAACACCCGAGCCTGTCCATGTGACACCGCGATCTGTTGAGTAGGCCAGCGTATTTCCCGCGCCCGTGCCGCCAGCCACGAGGGTCACACCGTTTGTAGCAAGCGCATTGCAGCTCGTGCTGAAGATGGTTGTTCCCAGGCCTACCCAGCTGCCCTGCGACGCGAGTGTAGGCGCGCTGCTCAGGGTATATATCAGGGAGTTCGTGCCTGAACCACCTGCGACCCAGCCCGTACCAAGCCATATAATCGCGTTACATTGGGTGCTAATGAGAGTCGTGCCGATGCCGGTCCAGCTGGTTCCGTTCTGCGAAAAAGCGAGTGTGTGCGTGCCCGAACCGCCGGCCAACCACAAGCTTCCATTCCACGCGGCACAGTTACCCGTTGTAGTGAACGGCACCGTAACGGCAATCCATGTATTTCCGTTGTTCGAATACGCGGCAAAGTTCGTGCCAGAGCCGAGGGCGAGCACGAAGTTGTTCTCAGGGAACGGCGTGTCAATCCTGCTAGGCACATTCGCCACCTGCGTATTGAGCAGGCGACGAGAGGCTATGTTATATACACCATTGGTCCCGGTCATGGTAGAGCCGCTGGGTAAAGGTAGCCAGTTAATACCATCTCTGGAGTAGATCATCGTATTCACGGTAGAAAGCCCACCACCAATGAAATACCTGCCGTTCCATGTCATACAGTAGATTGCAGAGTTCATTAAAGTATTCGCAGAAGGCGCAATGTTCCAGTTCATACCATCGTAGGAGTAGGCGATTACAGTGCTACCGCTGCTGTTGCCTCCAGCCACCCATAAAGTGCCGTTCCATACAATAGCAGAACCAGCTAAAGTAAAAATAGTTGTTCCAAGGCCAGTCCAGTTAATACCGTTGTAAGAATATGCGAGAGTATTTGTTCCCTGGCCGACCCCGACCCACATTGTGCCATTCCACGCAACCCCAGATCCAGTCGTGCCGAATGGGGTGGTTCCAAGGCCACGCCAGTTAATACCATCTAGAGAGTATGCGAGTGTGTTTGTTGAATTTCCACCAGCTAGCCACATAGACCCATTGTAGGCAATAGTGAACACAATAGATGAGAACGGCGAGCTGTTTACTGCGCTCCAGTTGATGCCATTCGTAGAGTAGTTCATGTTATTGCCACCCTGACCGCCGGCAACCCAGAGACCATTGCCCCAAGCAACGGACATACCAGAAGTTGTAAAGAGCGAGGGGTTTGTCGGATTGAGTGGAGCCCACACAATACCATCATAGGAGTATGCGAGCGTCGCAGTTCCGTTGCCGCCAGCCACCCACATAGAGCCATTCCACGCAATCGCATTTGAAGCGTTAGTAACTCCATTGAAAATGGCGGATCCAGATTGCGAGACATACCACACGAGGCCATCGTAACTGTAGACCACGCCACCCGCGCTTGTGCTCGTGTTCGTCGCCACGCAGAAGCTTTCCGTGGCCGCCTGGTTAAGTATGGGAGGGGGCAGCGGTGTTACAATCGGCAGCACGCGCTTTGTGGCGAGACCATTGACCGCTGTAGTGATGACCGCGTTTGTGGGGACATACGTCCAGTTGAAGCCGTTGAAGGAATAGGCCAGGCGATTCGCGCCACCTGTGCCGCCTGCTATCCACATACTACCATTCCATGTGACGGAGGTACACCCAGTAGGGAAGATCCCAAGCCCAAGGCCTACCCATGTAGTTGCGTTGAGAGAATAGGCCAGAGTGTTCGCAGTGCCTGAGCCGCCGGCGACCCACAGCTGGCCGTTCCACGCAATGGCGTTACACGAGGTAGAAAACAGCGTGTTGGAGCCCGTCACAGCTGTCCATGCGATGCTCGAGCCAGTAGGGGTCATCAGTGCGTAGGCCATTGCGTTTGTGCCCGCGCCACCTGCTACAAAGTGACGGCCGTTATACGCAATCGCATTGACACCTGTCGTGATGAGCGCATTGCCAGACGCATTACCCGTCCATGTGACCGCATCTGGAGACGTGGCGAACTGGTTCGTGCCTGCGCCGCCCGCCACCCAGTAAGCCCCACCGTAGCAGATTGTATTGACCTGTGTGGTGAAAACGGCATTACCCGATGCAACCGCCGCCCATGTGCTGCCATTGGTGGAGCTCGCCATCTGGTTCGTGCCGTTGCCGCCCGCGATCCACTTACCTTGGCCCCACGCAAGTGCCCTACAGCCTGTCGTGAAGATCGCCGCGCCCGCCCCTGTCCATACCGTTCCGTTGTTGGAATACGCGAGTGTGTTCGTCGCACCCACGCCACCAGCCACCCACTGATAGCCGTTGAACGCAATCGCCTGGCCCGTGGTGGTGATGCTTGTTCCTGTAGTAGCAGTCCAGCTGAGACCATCTCTGGAAAATACAGTGGTGTTCGTGCCGCTGCCGAGTGCCACTATAAAGTTGTCTGTAGAGGTGAAGTTGTTGGTTCTCGCAATAGAGCTGGGGACCGTCACAGGCACATAGCGGCGCGAGGCGATTGCAAAACCAGCTGTCAAAACCACTGCGTTACCAGCACTTGACGCAGTCCATGTGATACCGTCTAATGAAAATGCAACTTGGTTAGTGCCTTGACCTACCATGTACCAGTAGCTACCATTCCATGTAACGCTCTGCGGAGTTGTAGTAAAGAGCGCACTACCGCTTGTAGATACCGTCCAGTTGATACCATCTGTAGAGTAGCCAACCTTAGTAGTCGTTCCTGCGCCGCCAGCCACCCACATAAATCCGTTCCAGGCTACGCAGCGACCGCCACCTGTTGAAAATAAGTCGGTCGTCTGATTCCAGGTGAATCCGTCATAAGAATATACCATAGAGCTAAGATTCGTGGAGGCAGCTCCAGTAACAACAATGATTGATCCGTTTGTAGCAGAGCCATATACTACAGGTATCTGACTTGTAAGATTAGCGCTTACTGCCCAGTTGATACCATCGTAGGAATATAAGCTGGGGCTGGTCCCACTTAACGCAATAAACATAGTGCCTGTCCAGCATACACTATATACAATACCACCTGGGGTGCCCAAGGCAGCGCTGAACCAGTTGATGCCATCTGTGGAATAGAGAAGATTACTAGGCGCACATCCAGCTACCCAGATCTCTCCATTCCACGCAAGCGACCAGACAGCTGTTACGGCTGTAAGAAGGTTCACGTTTATCGCTGCACTCCAGTTGATACCATTGGACGAATAGGCAAGAACATTCGTGCCTGAGCCGCCGGCCACCCATATAGAGCCGTTCCACAAAACGGCGTTACATTGGGTAGTGAAGGTGGCATTACCTGTAGTAGAGGCCGTCCAGTCCGTTCCACCGAACGAGTAGATCAGCTTATTGGTTCCACTTGCTCCAGCAACCATGAAGTTATCCGTGGCTGTTGTCGCAATAGAAGGCCCAGTAGGACCCGTCGCACCAGTGGTCGTCGCAGAGCCGTCACGACCCGTGGGACCGGTGTTGCCCGTCGGACCAGTGTTGCCCGTCGCACCAGTCAGCGTTGCAGCGCCGTCGCGACCTGTGGGACCCGTATTGCCCGTGGGACCCGTGTTGCCTGTATTGCCCGTGGGACCCGTGTTGCCTGTATCGCCTGTAGGGCCTGTATTACCTGTCGCACCCGCCGTGCCGTTGAAGCCCGTGGGACCCGTGTTGCCCGTGTTGCCCGTGGGGCCAGTCGCACCCGTGTTTGTCGCAGTACCAGCAGGGCCAGTGTTGCCCGTATCGCCTGTAGGGCCTGTATTACCTGTCGGCCCCGTATTACCCGTAGGCCCCGTGTTGCCTGTATTGCCTGTAGGGCCAGTGTTACCAGTATTGCCCGTGGGCCCCGTGTTGCCAGTGGGACCGGTCTCACCAGTAGGACCCGTATTACCTGTAGGACCGGTGTTGCCCGTGGGCCCCGTGTTACCTGTGGGACCGGTCTCACCAGTAGGACCCGTATTACCTGTAGGACCGGTGTTGCCCGTGTTGCCAGTAGGGCCTGTATTACCTGTCGGCCCTGTGTTGCCAGTAGGCCCCGTGTTGCCCGTGTTACCGGTGGGCCCCGTGTCGCCCGTGTTACCTGTGGGCCCCGTGTTGCCTGTGTTGCCAGTAGGCCCCGTGTTGCCCGTGTTGCCAGTAGGCCCTGTGTTACCTGTTACACCAGTAGGACCAGTGGCAGAGTTAGCTAGAAGCGTGGTGTGTATGTGACTGACTGTATTTCCGCGGAAATACATTGTGATATTCTGGTTATTCGCCGCGAAAGCTGCGTATATCTTAATGCGAATACGCTTTGTTATATCTGGAAGAACTGTATCAGCTACAAAGAGGGTTTCCTGGTATAAATAAAGAGTTGTGACCGCTTCTCCAGTCGCAGGAGTCCCTTCAGATAACAATACTTCATTTGTTCCGTTCGAGTCACAGTAATATGCTTTATAATAAATCTTAACGTCTGAACCAGTGTTTGTTGATGATGATGCCCATATATTTAAATCCCAAAATCCGCTAATGATTGTGGGTACTACTGTGCTATTCTGGGGAGCTGTGAATGTTGCTAGTAAAAAGGCTGAGTTGATATTTTGTGTACCAGATGTAATTGTTGTTTGGCCCAAGCCAGTGTAAATGGTGATCAGATCTCCTGTGAAGGGAGCTGCACCACCCGAAGTATCCAGTAAGAGAGTGAGGCCTCCAGAAACACCGTTGGCGCCGACGTTTCCAGTCGGACCAGTGTTACCGGTGGGACCAGTATTACCGGTAGGACCCGTCGGCCCTATCATACTGAACCCAGTGGGCCATGGCATTTGTATCTAGAATGTAATAATATTTGATTCATTCTTTTAACCCGCTGTGTGTCATGAGAATCTATATAAAAGATTCGCGTGACATTTTTTACAAGCGTGTCGGGCACTTTACGTTTTCGGTCCGTAGAATCTGCCGCCAGAGAGATCAATATAAAAATCACCTATACGTCCCGCCGCAGGATCAGGAGCTCCGTATCCGCTGAGAATATTGGTACCAGACGGACCAGTGTTGCCTGTAGGCCCTGTATTGCCAGTGTTTCCTGTAGGGCCAGTGTTACCCGTGTTACCAGTGTTGCCTGTAGGCCCTGTATTACCGGTAGCTCCTGTATTCGTAGCCTCTCCTTCTCTGCCAGTCGGCCCCGTGTTACCCGTGTCACCTGTAGGGCCAAAATCGCCTTGTGCGCCAGTTGCCCCAGTAGGGCCTGTCGGTCCTGTGTTTCCTGTCGAGCCCGTGTTGCCCGTGGGTCCCTGCGCGCCTGTTGCGCCAACACGTCCTGTAGGGCCAGAAGCGCCTACGGGACCAGTATTCCCCGTGGCCCCCGTCGGCCCTGTAGCTCCTGTACGCCCCGTCGGGCCTGTATTGCCCGTGTTGCCTGTCGGACCCGTGTTACCTGTTACACCCGTCGCACCAGTGTTACCGGTTGGCCCAGTATCGCCCGTTGGGCCTGTATTGCCAGTTACGCCGGTCGCGCCCGTCGGCCCCGTGTTACCAGTATTGCCTGTCGGACCCGTGTTACCAGTATTACCTGTCGGGCCCGTATTACCCGTTACGCCTGTCGCACCAGTATCGCCTGTAGGGCCGGTATTGCCAGTGGCGCCCGTGGGTCCTGTTGGGCCAGTATTACCGGTTACACCCGTGGCGCCCGTGTTGCCCGTGGGGCCAGTAGGGCCTGTATTACCGGTAGCTCCAGTGTTTGTAGCTGTTCCGGCAACGCCCTGTTCACCTGTGGGGCCAGTCCAACCCGTGGGACCCGTATTACCTGTAGGACCGGTATCACCAGTCCAGCCAGTGGGACCAGCAAGACCGAAAGGCCCAGTCGCGCCACGAGATCCTGTAGGGCCAGTCGCACCTACACCGGTAGCGCCCGTCTCACCCGTAGCCCCTGTTAAGCCAGTGAAACCTGTAGGACCCGTCGCGCCGAAACCCGTCATACCTGTCGGACCAGTCGCCCCGGTAGGGCCTGTGTTACCCGTTACGCCCGTCGCACCGGTCGCGCCGGTATTCGCAGCTGCCCCATCTCTACCCGTCGGCCCAGTGCGTCCCGTATCACCCTGCGGCCCGACTTCTCCCGGTGCGCCCGGATCACCCGCTGCGCCAGTTGGGCCAGTTACACCAGTATCACCCGTCGCACCAGTATTCGCCGCAGTTCCCGCAGGACCAGTAGCACCTGTCCGACCAGTGGGCCCCGTACTTCCTGTAGAGCCAGTGTTACTCGCTGTACCGGCAGGACCTGTAAAACCCGTCGCGCCCGTCGCCCCAGTAGGGCCAGTAGGGCCAGTCGCGCCAGTATTGCCAGTCACGCCCGTGGCGCCCGTAACTCCCGAGGCACCTGTCGCACCCGCGGCACCCGTTGCCCCAGTAGGGCCAGACTCGCCAGTATTGCCAGTCACGCCAGTCGCACCTGTATTGCCAGTCGCGCCAGTAGGGCCTATTGGCCCAGTGTTGCCTGTCACACCAGTAGCTCCCGTAGGTCCCGTGTTACCTGTCCAACCCGTGGGGCCCGTCGCACCCGTTCTGCCAGTAGGACCCGTCGGTCCAGGATCGCCCTGGCCACCAATATCGCCCGGTTGTCCCACCGGTCCAGTAGGACCGAATCCACCCGTAACACCTGTAGGGCCCTGACATCCCTGTGGTCCTGTTTGACCTGTCGTGCCTCTTACACCTGTGGGACCGGTCGCGCCGACCACACCAGTAGGGCCTGTGAAAGAGGTGCCCGTCGGCCCTGTAGAGCCCGTCATACCCGTGGCGCCAGTGTTGCTAGCTGTACCCGCAGGGCCAGTAGCACCTGTACGACCATTGCCACCAATAGGGCCGGTGGGGCCCGTATTACCCGTTACACCTGTCGCACCAGTGTTACCTGTATTACCCGTGGCACCCGTATTTGTCGCAGTGCCATCGCGCCCAGTGGGACCCGTGGCTCCGGTGCGACCCGTCGCACCAGTGTTCGTCGCAGAGCCGTCGCGACCAGTAGGGCCAGTGCGGCCAGTGGGGCCCGTATTACCTGTTACACCCGTCGCACCGGTTCGCCCAGTAGCTCCAGTAGGGCCCGTGTTACCTGTCGCACCAGTATTACTTGCCGTGCCGGCAGGACCCGTCCAGCCCGTGTATCCTGTAGAGCCAGTGGGACCCGTCGCACCAGTGTTTGAGGCCGTGCCGGCAGGACCCGTCCAGCCCGTGTATCCTGTAGAGCCAGTGGGACCCGTCGCGCCAGTATTCGAGGCCGTCCCCGCAGGGCCTATGGAACCCGTCGCGCCGGTAGAGCCCGTGGGACCCGTCGCGCCGGTTGATCCTATATCTCCTGTCGCACCAGTATTACCCGTAACGCCAGTGGCACCCGTAGCTCCTGTAGGGCCAGTATTACCCGTATTACCTGTCCAGCCCGTCGCACCCGTGTTGCTCGCAGTGCCGGCGGGGCCAGTGGGGCCAGTCGCACCGGTATTTGTAGCTACACCTGGAATACCTTGATAACCTTGGGGGCCTATTTCTCCTGGCTGTCCCATTGCCCCTGTGGGGCCTTGGCATCCTGTCGCGCCCGTGTAGCCAGTCGCACCAGTGTTTGAGGCCGTGCCCGCGGGACCCGTCCAGCCCGTGTATCCTGTAGAGCCTGTAGGACCCGTCGCGCCCGTGTTCGTGGCTGCTCCTGCTATACCTGTAGGCCCAGTACATCCTGTGAAGCCCTTCGCACCGCTTGTTCCTGTAGGGCCAATACGACCTGTGGGGCCATCGCGACCTGTGGGACCTGTGTTGCCAGTCGCACCAGTGTTTGTAGCAGAACCAGGAGTTCCTGTAGGACCAGTTGATCCTGTCGACCCAGTTCTGCCTGTCGGCCCTGTATTACCAGTAGGGCCTGTCCAACCCGTCGCACCCGTGTTTGAGGCCGTCCCCACAGGACCAGTCATACCTGTCCATCCTGTCGAACCCGTGGGACCTGTCGCGCCAGTGTTTGACGCTGTTCCAGCTGGGCCAGTCCAACCAGTGAAACCTGTGTAGCCAGATGGACCAGTTACACCCGCATAGAGTCTATTGAAACGGATGCCAGATGCTATAGAGCCGCTTCCAAAGAGAGATACTGCCAAGTACATGGGGGTTGCGCTTGAACGGGCCACAGACCGCACAACAGCTGTGTTGACATAGTAAAAGACAGTGGTGCCATCAAAGATAATGCTGAATATGGTAGAGGCAGTGTAAGCTTGGAAAATCGTTGTGACAGTTGTGCCAGACTCTACTATCTGAATACCTCCAGGATATGGAATCATGCCATACCGGATAGAATTATAGACATCTGTTGAGCCAGGTGTCTCAGTAAAACCGCAAAAAATCGTACGGACACCGTCGGCCAGAATATCCTGGAAGGCCATGTAGAGTCCGCCGAAACTTCCATCCAGAGATGTGATCTTCGCGCCCCAGCTGCCGCCACCTGTAGCAACGATGGTAGAAGAATCGACAATGTTTACATTGATTCCTGTGCCCCATGTGAAATTTCCTGCTCCGTAAGTCCCTGTTGGGCCAGTGGGACCTGTATTGCCTGTAGAGCCTGTGGGACCGGTATTACCAGTGGCGCCCGTATTGCTCGCTGTGCCAGCTGGGCCCGTGGAGCCCGTGGCGCCAGTGGCGCCAGTGTTGCCTGTAGGGCCTGTCGCACCCGTGTTTGAGGCCGTCCCCGCAGGGCCTGTTGAGCCTGTAGCTCCTGTGGAACCTGTAGGGCCTGTCGCACCCGTGTTTGAGGCTGTCCCCGCAGGGCCTGTTGAGCCTGTAGCTCCTGTGGAACCTGTAGGGCCTGTGTTACCCGTGACACCAGTGGCGCCAGTAGCGCCAGTAGCTCCTGTCGCACCCGCGGCGCCCGTTGCCCCAGTAGGGCCTGTTGCCCCCGTCGCACCCGTCGCGCCTGTATCTCCTGTAGGGCCTGTCGCACCCGTATTTGTTGCTGTACCTGCGGGGCCTGTAGAGCCAGTGACGCCTGTGGCGCCAGTGTTGCCTGTAGGGCCTGTGGCACCCGTGTTTGAGGCCGTCCCCGCTGGGCCTGTTGAGCCTGTAGCTCCTGTATCACCTGTAGATCCTGTAGGGCCCGTCGCTCCCGTGTTGCTCGCTGTACCTGCTGGACCAGTGTTACCCGTGGGGCCAGTGTTACCCGTATTACCTGTCCAGCCCGTCGCTCCTGTAGGGCCCGTGTTGCCAGTAGGGCCTGTCACCCCTGTATCTCCTGTAGGGCCTGTGTTACCCGTATTACCTGTCCAGCCCGTCGCTCCTGTAGGGCCCGTCGCTCCTGTATTAGTCGCTATACCTGTAGGGCCTGTCACCCCTGTATCTCCTGTAGGGCCTGTCGCACCCGTGTTGCCAGTCCAACCTGTAAAGCCCGTGGGACCGGTAGCACCCGTAGAGCCAGTCGGACCTGTATCTCCTGTTGACATCTTACAACTCTATAGTAATTATTTATTTGTTTCGGGCACTCTTCCAATCAAGAAACCCTTTAGATCGTTCCACGAAATAGGAAGATCCCAGCTTCTCCTGTGCCATCTTGTGGAGTTCCAGTTGAGCCGGCGTCATGCTTTGAATATACTGTGCGGCTTCCAGCTTGGGTTTGTGTGGCGGTAAAACCTCTTTCTTCTCCATTTCCTACCTACTGGGTAGGCCATATTTAAGGTCAATTTTCCCAAGTACACATAGGATGGCGTATGTGGCGTTTGATTTAGACAATACGCTGGGATTTTTTGAGCTGACAAATCCTCTTGCGTTCTTATGGAGTCCGGATTTTCTGGAAAATCCAGAACAGTCTGCGGTAAATCAGCGTCTGGAGATCAGCTCGAAGCTCAATACGAAACTCAAAAGAGCTCGTGCCACATTTGCGGATAGTCTCTTAAATGATTCGGATCTGCTTTCACTCGTGATACGTCCGAACATTGATGCGATTCTCGTGCCGCTTTTGAAAAATAAGAAGAAGCTGAAGGCGGTCATTATCTATTCCAACACGGGCGTCACCTATTCTATGGAGCTCGCTAAGTATCTTATTGAGAAGAAATTCAGGGCCCCTGGCCTCATTTCTCTTATGGCGGATCACTGGCACCCTCTTCGTGTCGCCGACCGCCCTCGGTATGTCCCCGAGGGCAGATATGTCCAGCCCGAGAAAACCATCAAAACTCTTCAGCTTCTTTTTCGCACGGCTCTCGGAACAAAGAAGGTCGTGCCTGTGAATAAGATTATGTTTGTGGATGATCGTAATCCTAAACATAAGCTTGAGGCGCAGGAAGCGGAAGGCCTTACATATATTGTCCCAACCGCCTTTTTCCCAGTTAGGTTTACAGATTATCAGAAGCGTTTCATAATGTTTCTCGCGCTCGAGGCGCTCGATAGAGAGGGGTTACTTTCGGATGAAGAATACCTTTCATCGGGATTCTGTAATCGTATAATTCCGTATGACTACACCAAGAGACATCCAGTAAGTGGATTTCCGTCGCTGTATAACTATGTCTGGGATAAGGTTATGGAAGTAAAGCTCAGTAAAAATACATGGGCACCGGATACAATCAGTCTAGAGGGGCAAGTAGAACATTATTTACAGAATATTTAACTTGATAGCGAGCGTGCGCACAATAGTAAATAGAACGCCGCCCCAAAGAGAATCAGCGATTGCGAACTGTGGATCATAGTTCGTCAGCGTTGAATAGTTTGTAAAATCGTATACGGCGTAGGTTGATAGCCCTATTAAGAAGGCGTTCATCGTGCTGGAAGCTTGAGTAACGAGATACGCGAGGGCAATATAGACAGGAGGCGCAGCTTGCCAGCGTAGAACCATCGGGGCACCACCCTGGATCTTCTTTACCATGGACTGTGACCATCCGCCAACCGCGTAGAGCCAGGGAAGGTCGCATATAATAAACAGAACGGCGAGAGGCAGAAGAGTTCTAATCGCGTCCATATTGAGTTGTCTCTACTCCTAGCTAAGTCTAGAAATGGCAGAAGAGACTGTCAGATTAGAGGGATTTTCGGACTCTCTCCGAGGAACGAATTCCTATTGTGTCTCCTCGAACCAGAAATTCGTGGAAAAGTTCTTGAAGGGGCGCGTGGCTACGCTGGACGCGGAGCTAGCACACCGAGGCCGTAAGGTTCTGGTGTTTCAGGGGACCTATGTTCCTCCCCGATGGCTTCTTCATCTTGGGTGGGATGCCAGCTTTCACGTGCGGGATGTACAGGATTTGAAGCTGGCGCTAACATATCTTCAGCATACATCGCGCCCTACCCGGGTTGTCTGGATGGGAGGCGATCCTGTTCCAGCCGTAATGTCCAGCTTGGCCCGCCTAGATGGAGTAACGCTGCTGGCGGTGGGAGAGAAGGCACCCACACATCCGGATTGGCAGCTAATATTCTGGTCTCCCGATGTTCGGCAGGAGGATGTAGAGCCTACCGTTATAGCGCGGATGGGCTCGGCAGGAACAACCGGTCTCCGTTCTATTTTGAAGGAGCTTCAGGCCTCTCAAGTAGGACTTGTATGGTCTTCTAAGAACGAGAAGACAAAGCAGGGGGCACTATATTGGTATGATCCCGCGGATGGAGTGGACCTCGCTGCGCATATTGATCCGCATGAAGCCGCGGCGGTTTTGACGGAAGTGGCGGCATTTCTTACGCGATAGTAGAATGACGCTGAAGCTCAAGACGATCCGCAAGTCGCACCGGCCTGAGAAGAAATTCGACGCAGTCTTTATTAAAGACGGCCGAGAGAAGATTGTGAGCTTCGGTGCGGCTGGAATGTCCAACTATACCAAACACAAGAATGCCACACGGAAGCAGCGCTATATACGGCGTCATACGGGCAAGGGTGAGAAGTGGCAGCAGCCCGATACTCCTGGAGCTCTGTCTCGCTGGATCCTATGGAACAAGCCATCCTTTAGAGACTCCGTGGCAGATTTCAAGCGGCGCTTTAATCTTTAGTGGAACAGCTTGAACGTGCCCTTCTTCGCCTTGAACCCCGCCTTGTGTAGACGCTTCAACGCCTTCTTGCCCGCCGCATGCTTCTTGCGACTGACAATACGACCCTTCTTCGTCTTCATGAGATCCTTCTTCGTCAGGCCGCCGCTGGTGTGCTTGGCCGTGCCGTGGTAGACCTGCGCCTTTGTGCCCACGGCAGGGATCTTGCCACCGCCCTTCATATTACGGTTCTTTCTGGTCTCAGAGTTCATTTATATAACTTTCGTTTAGATTTAAAGTTGCGACGCAACCTTTTCGCCCTGCGCGTCTTCTTGCCGGAATTTCTCTTTTTACGCGAAAATCTGCCGCCTAGCTGTAGAGAATGTTCTACTAAATCTTCTATATTCGTCTTCAAGCGTGTGGCGTTCATGGCATTTTTCACACGTTGCGCACTATTCTTTACCATATTCACAGGTGTTTTGGATATTGGCTGTATCGAATATTTATTTGTGCGCTTTTTCTCCCACTTTTTCTCCGCCTCCGCGCGCTCGGTGGGGTCTACGATTACTTTACACGACTTCCACCCTTTGCTCGAGGTCCACGAATCCGGACCCATATCTGTAGTGCATGGTGGGCATTTCATAGAGTTCATTACTACTCTGGGAGGGGCGTCCTCGGGAGGACATTTGAAGCGATTGACAATTACCGGCACCGCCTCGGCCTCTCCTCGCGATTGGATATCGGCCGTAGTTTTGTTGGAATTGGCAGCGATCTTATCGATCTCTTCCTGTTTTCTTGCCGCATCGGCCGCTAGGACATTTGCCTTATCGGCAGCTTCCTTCGCCTCCGCTGCTGCCTTCTTAGTGGCAGCGTTTGAGTTTGATTTTTGCTTCTCTGCCGCCGACGCAGCCGCTGCCGCTGCCGCCTTTGCTATTTGATCAGCAGCGTCCTTATCGGCCTTAGCCTTCTTAGCATCTGCTTTTATTTTTGCATCTTGAACTAAAGCCAACTGAAACTCAGCATCTAAACAATCTCTTCTCGAGACTTCTCCTCTAGCTGTTGCTTCCGTTAGACTGTTCATTAGTGAATCATGTTTCGTTTTCGCGATGTTAAGATTTTTTTCTGCCGGCCCCGATCTCCAAAGGGCATCGCTATGAACAGCTATTGCTTGCTGAATCTCTGTAGGTGTGCCAACTGGGCCAAGCGCAAGCCCCCACAACCCAATCTTTTGTGTGGTTAGTTCCGTGACTCTCTTTCTTGCCGCGTCGATTTCATCTCTAAATGGCCTGTAAGCAGCTTCGGCATCTTGAAACTGCTTGAATACATCTCTTTGATTAGAGGTAATATTGTTGATCTCATCTTCAACGGTTTTTCTCCTATCCCTACACATGTCAACTATTTTCTGAATGTTTATCATCTTTTCTGAGATATTTACCTGAAGCTGCGCAGCAGCTACTTGAGCATCGGTTAATGGCGCACCCCAAGGGCCCGAAGATACGGGGCCGGACATAGTATAATAAGTAATAGGCCCAGAGGACATCGCAGCTCGAGAAGGCCCTGATAGAGTCAAAAATGTTGAAGGGGCGGAAGACATTGTAATTGTCGACTGCGTCGGCGTCATTGGCTGCGGCGGCGTGTACGGCTGCGGCGGCGTGTACGGCTGCGGCGGCTTTTTATTTGCAGTTGTCGTGAACGCCGAACCTACCGCCGCCAGCGACGCCGCGGTCGTCGCCTGCTGCCCTGCGATCGTAGAAGCAGCGGCGGGGTTGACGCTACTCTTAAACGCCTGCACCTGCCGCTGCTGGTCTATGACTAACGCATCATATCTAGCCTTAGCAACAAGAGCATCTATTGGAGAAGTCATTGACGATATATTGGCAATATACCTATTATCTGTTCTTGTCCCCGCGCTTTGATAGGTCATCCAATTTGCTGGGTTATATGCGCTGATTGGTCCTACATAATATTTAGCTGTTCCCACATCATCATTAGCAACCATTTTAGTATTTGTTCCATCATGTGTAAGAAATACAAGATTTTTTCTTTGTGATATAAGATTTGGATCTGTTGTATTTGTTACACTCACTTGTGTAATAGGCGTATTCTGGGGATTCCAATGTCCACTAATACTTCCAGTTACCTTAGGCAAAATAGTTGCAATATAGGTGCCATCTACTCTCTTTCCCGCGTTTTGATAGCTCATCCAGTTTGCTGGTTTATATGCGCTGATTGGTCCATGATAAAATTTAGCGGTTCCCACATCATCATTAGCAACCATTTTAGTATATTCTCCATCTTGTATAAGAAATACAAGATGTTTATAGTTAGCTATAAGATTCTGATCTGTTGTATCTGTCACATTCACTGCTTCAATAGGCCACTGTTTATTACTCATCATTCTTCCAGTAAGGAATCCTAATCCTGCTGCGCTAGGAAGGGGCAGCGCAGCGGCGGAGGCGCCGCTGATGCTGCCGCCTCGCAGCGCCGATCTATTTCTTCTGGATGGCGTCTTCGCTCGCGTAGACATTTCTCTAATTTATACATTTAAAAATATCTCGCTGAAGCTGCTCCATCCTTTTAAGATCATACACGCCTGCGAAATGTACTAAAAAACACCCAGGTTCCCATAAGCGCTCTCCAGGAAGCCCCTGTAAATACGCGTTGAATTTCCAATGCTCTGCCGTAGTTTCTGTCCGAGCCAAATCAGCCGGCACCGTTTCCAAGAGACGAATCATAGCTGCGTTCTCCCACCAAATATGGTAGGTCAAGTCCCGTTGCTCACCAACTCGTCGCCACCAATCGCGTAACCATGGCCCATTCCGCATAAGCATATTTCCCGAGTTCAGATGACCACAGGCGTCAATCGTCATAAGTAAATCCTTTTGAGCCGGTAGCATCGGAACCACAAGATCTTCAAGGCGGAGCTCAGGATTTGTAATCATCACGTCTGCGTCAGAAAGAAATACGAGTTCGCCGTCGGCTAGCGTGCCGAGTATGCTAAGAACAAAGCCGACCTTCGACCACGGTATAGGTCTCTCGCGGTCCCAGAACTCCTCGCCGCCCTGTATATATTTGTATCCATGTCGCGCGGCATAATCCACTTTTGTCTTCAAGGCAGGCGCCAAACTTTTCCGGAAATCCGCTCCAATAGCTAATGTGAGTATAACAACCATCTCCTGCGGCTATTTACAAGGAAATCTTTACGCCCACCGAAGAAATGCCCGAGTCCGGTTCTACAGATGCGAAACAATGCCCCTGGTGCCAGCGCTGGTGTCTCAAAGACGCAGCGTGCGACTATGTGTTTTCGTGCGGCCTTGATCTGAATGGGAAATTCCATGTAGGAAGCGGATGCGGTAGAACGTGGTGTTGGACCTGTGGGAAGAAGTATTGTACTCCCTACACGGATCCAGCTACTGGTCAGCGATTCCCGAATGCGAAAGATAACCATGATCCCTTTTGCTGTAAGGCGGAGGCTGGCTTCAAACAGGAGCACTATTGCGGTGGGGGGCACAGTAGCCACTGCTCCAAAAGATGGGAATGAGTGCCTCCGCGTGAAAAATTGAGTTTAGCACCAACGGCTATATTGTCACCAAAGGCATGCCATACACATATCAGAAAGACACAGAGGGAAACTACGTCTGTACTATATGCCAGGAGGTCAAAAAGAATCAGAACACCATGCATTATCACATGAAGAACCACGAGGGGCATCTTCCGTTTCAGTGTAAGACGTGTAAAAAGGAGTTTCTTCATTCACAGACTCTGGCTCTTCATATCGCCGCGCGACATTCCAAGGAGCAAGCTGCGCATCTTAAATGTCCGTGTTGCCCATATAAGACTCTTACAAGGGCAAATCGGATAATCCATTTCATGCGCAAGCATTGCGAGGAAGAGTTGAAACAATTCTCAACAGGGGGGCTGACATGCCCCACATGTAATAAGGTGTGTAACAGTAACACTGCCTTCTTGTATCACGTGGCGACTTCCTGTATTGAGTTACCGATTGTGAAGCAGGAGTTCTTGAATGATATTACCGCCAAGTACTTAAATTAAGTACTTGGCTCTGATGGCTAGAACGAGAAGCTAAAGTCACTCCAATGACAGCGCTGCGCCGGCGAAGCCGGTGTGCGCGCTAAGTAGGTCGGCTCTGCCGACCTTTTACATAAGGCCACCATGTGGCCTTATCCATGGGGAGTACTTAACTTCAGTACTAGACGTTACCGCCTAGACTTCAGGCGACTTCACAAATGTCTGTGATACAACTACGAGCTTGTACAGATGGTATCCGAAGGCACCGAATGCGATGATTAGCAGCATGTCATACGCGGGGCGCTCAGTCTTTTTTGCGTTGAAGCCGATCCAAAGGAGCAGAGGAGCTACGAATAGCACGTGGATGATATTCACCCATAGGACCGGAGACTTTGCGAAATAGCGACCGACAGCTTTGTAGCCGTGATACAGGAACACCAGTAGACCCATGCCAAATAGAAGGTGATAGACCCAATCCGGAGTCGCCGCGCGATTGAAACCTACCCAAAGCAGAAAAGGTACAATGAGGGCAACGTGTAGAACACCGATCAACAGAAAGATATCCATCTCTGTCTTGGTGGGGTTTTTTTGACCTCATAATTTTGACAGCTTTTTGATAACGAGCGCTGCGTGCTCTACTGCCCCCTCCATCCACCCCTGGCGTAGTGAAAAGGACTCGCCGCAGACATGAACAGCCGGCATTGTTTCTGGAAAGGGTGTCACAGCTTCTTTAGAGAGTTTCGCTGGATCATAATGTCCAGGGAGCCAATACGTTACTCCGTGATCCCAGGCATGCGCCTTCACGAAATACGGAGGAGAAATAGACGGCATCAGAAGTTTCCGTAACTCTGCGAGCATTTCTTCGCCCACCTTCTTTTCTCCCTGGGCGTGTAGCTTATCTATCCAGTAGCGGGCATCCTGCGTGTCTGTGTAGGACATATGCGCCGAGCCAGTGCTAGCAGATCCAGGTATAATATAGCGAAGAGGTGTACTTGTTACAATGCGCCCTCCGTACTGCTCATACCAGACTTTACCATCCTCTTTCGGAAAAGCTCCGTAGAAACGCAAAAGGGGTTCCATGCGAAGATGTTTGAGCACATGCCATTTCTTGAACGGCTCCAGTCGCTTAAGAGCTTCACATGTCACTGCCAGAATACAGTGCGGGGCTTTCACGACAACTTCGTCTTGTCCGTGCTTGAATGTAGCTTCCACCACGTCCTTTTGAGCAATCTGGACAAGCTCGTGTTCCATCCGAAAGACGACACCCCGCTTTTCTGCGTCGGCGCGCAAAGCGGCGGTCAGGGCCGAGAGCCCTTCTGCGCAAACACCGTATGGTTCCGTCTTACGGAACTCGCTTGAGAAAAGCTTGAGGGCCGTATCCGCTCGCATAACGTCTATTTCTGCGCGATAGGGGAAGCGAATGAGATATTCTTCCGCCTTTCTAGCCCCGTGAATCTTTGTAACAAGTTCGCGGACCGTATGTTTCTCCAGATCTTCTTGGGGAAGGCCCATGAGTGGGTCCAAGAAAACTGGCATACCTGCGTCAAACGCATCGGATTCCAGATCGCTCATATATGTATCCTTATACTGGACCGTCCCACCGATAGGGGAAAATGTGAGCTTATAACGTTTTAGGAGTTTCATGATAATAGTATGATTCTTGGAGATACGTCCTGCGCCGGCCTCCCATTGAAGATTATTCCCGTTGATTGTTTGGTGGAATGTGTATACACGCCCACCAATATCTTTATGTTTCTCATATACTGCTACTCGGCGCTTGAGTCGTGCTAACTCAACCGCCGCGTATAGTCCTGCGATACCGGAGCCCACTATGATACAATCCGTATCCATCCTTAAAAGATGGTGCGGTTATTTGGCCGCGAGCTGTTTCAGGCTGTCGTAATGTACACTTACGTAGTATACAACGATGAGAGAACCGATCGCCGTGGCGACTTGTTTCAATAACTTGGTGCTCATTTAATTAGGACTCACATAAGTGAGCGCACCCACTCCCCTACTTTCTCAGTGTTGGTCGATTGGAAATTGCCAATAACCTTCTTGTCCTTGATAGCTAGGAAGCTAGGGATCGAACGAACATTACAATACCCAGGGGTGTAATTGTTCTGATCCACATCGCATTTCAGCCAGTTAACCTCGGGCAGTGCGGCCTCTAGAGCGGGCATGTCAAGCCGGCGACAGGGTCCGCACCAGGTTGCGCTAAAATACACAACAGTAAACGCCGGAATAGTTATGCCATCCGGAACAGGTTGAACTCCTATGAGCTGTTCAAACTCTTCCTGTGTCATTAAGAACTTCATTATATTCAACGGGTAGAATCTGCTTTCGAGCGGATTAGCGCGAGGCTCATTCCACCGAGTGTGACCAGTGTCAATGCGCCTAAGAACATATTAGTAGAAGTATCTTCCGTAGTTTTTCCGCCGCCTGTCTGATTTACTACTGTTTCTTCGCCGTTCAGAATGTTTTCTGCCACTCTTGCTAAAGATGGTAACTCACCACCCCCCTTTTGAGCGGTAGGCGCGGGTGCGGCTGTGGCTGCGGGTGCGGCTGCGGCTGTGGCTGTGGCTGTGGGTACTACCGCCGCAGCCTGGGAAGCTCCGGACTTCAATGCGCTGATTAAACCAGGCAAGGCCACCATTCCACCAATACCACCCCCTGCTACCGCAGTGACTCCCCCAATAATAGCGAAAGTAGTATTCATTAAGGGCTTCCATGATGTTTGAATAGCCGGCGGAAGCATATTCAATAAACTATATGACCCCACGCAAGTGAGCCCAGCAGCTACTAGAATCACCACAGGCCCCACCGCACCTTTTGCGTATGTGAGTCCACCTTCTCCATTGTCATACGTCTTTGAATGTAGTGGCTTATTGGGATTAAAAACACTAAAAGGAATCTTAAATCCTTCGTAATGGAATGCCGGACTAAACATTTGTATAAGATCAAAGATGTACCAAGGATTCAGTGCTATGAGCCACCCCAGCCACCAAAGATCTGGAAAATAAGCTGTTATGAAGACATTCACAAGGGTAAGAAAGAACTGAAAACCCGCTTTAACAGCGAACCACATTGTTGAGCCTACGGCCAGCAAATTCACGCCACCAAGGCCCAGATACGAAAACGGGGGAAAGGGTATACCACCCGCGAGAACAAATAGGGTGAGCCACCCTACAGGCCAACCATCCTTCAGAGTTTTTACAAAACTGTTTTTTGTACTTGCACCTGGATCTGTAACAGCCCCTGCGGCTCCTAATAAGGCACTGTCCATCGCTATTGATACTTACGACCTAAATCTTGAAGAGTAGACCCGCAAATCCATTCACAATACGTAAAACATTGTGATTTCTCGCATAAATGACAATAGATGACTTGCCACGGTTAGGAACATATAACGGATTTGCGATTTCTCTAAATAGGGGTTGGCCGTTGCTAATTACTTGCCTGTTATCCGGGCCAAGAAGCGGCACGGTGATCGTAGTAGTTTCATTGGAATCGGGGCGAAGATTCACTGTGAGATTCATGTTATCAATGCGAGAGGCATTCAGGGAACCGGATGGCTGTATATCTTCTGGCCGGAGTGCGAAGCTGTACAGATAGAAATACTGTTTTACATCCGTTGTCGTGTGATATTGATAGGGTTGTGCGAGGCGGAAATAGCCGGCGTCGCGCGTATCAAACCTATCGTATCCATCAACCTGTAGAGTTGCGTCCTGAAGAATATCTCTGGGAATGCCGGTCTCATACGCAGAGGTAGATGCGAAATTAAACCATTCGTGTGTAAGCTCCATAACATCGCGCCGGATGGCCCAGAATATTTCGCGGAGGGGGTGATTGAACTCCATTCGAACTGTTTGCGTGTTGACCGTCGCAGGAATAGAAATCTTCGGGGTGTATTGGATCTGTTCAATCAGATACTCGTGGGTATTCGCAACGAAGCGCCTGCGCTCCTCCGTGTCTAGGAAGACATAATCACCCCAGAGACGTACCTCGACAAGACTCGTGGGCTCGGGCTGAACAGGGGCACATGTAGCTGACATATTTGTGTTAATAATCATTCCAGCTAGATCGCGGAATTTTACATTTATACGCACCGGATGATACTGCATCGCAAGAAGAGGCAGATATACGCCAGGGTTCCTGTTGAACCAGAACTGGAAAGGGATATACAGCTTGGCCGCACCGAACTTGTATGTTCCTACAGAGCATACACTTGAAGAAACGCTCACAGGGGGTGAGTTCAAGCCATCCACGCGGCCAATCATGTTGTTCAAGGCTTCACGCTGTCCAGCAGGTGTCGTTACAGTTGACCATATTTGCATCCACTCTCCGGTCTGTTTATCGATCTCCTGTTCACCAATCTCCAGCGAAATCTCCTCAATAAGTGCGTATCCAGTTGTGTTCACATACGTTCCAATTGATCCATCGGACATCGTTACGTAGGGCAGAACAACTTCGAGCAGCATAGGGCCGAGTAGATCACCGCGTCTAGGGATAAGCGCGGTTACGCGCTTCCCAAAGTCGGGGTCACCATCGAAATAGATCTGCTGCGACTCCACTGCGAAGTTGGTATAACGTCTATACACCATTTTGAACCACGTTATCTGGGGATTTCCGGTTAAAAAAACATCTTGTTTTCCGATTGCTACCAGTTGTAACAGACCTCCACCGCCTGGCATTCTAGTGTGTTGTGCGACTTATTCAGTAGATATATAACCCGCGGCTTCGCCGTAGCCAACATATCTCTGGCTTTGCCAGAGATGAGTCGGACAAATGAACTGGAGCTTCAGCTTCAGGCATTACTCTTTTCCATAAACTCCAACACGGCCCAGCCGTATCCCAAAGATTCTTTCCAGGTCGCAGACGGGCAGGGAGTGCGAACATGGCAAAATGTATTTCAGACAATAAGTAGCCAGTCTGCTACAGACGGTGTACCGATCGGATATCTGCCTTCTACTATCTATACGCTCACCAACTCGGCTTCTACGACCTCCACAATTGTGGCAACAAGCTATTCGTCACTTTCCACACAGATAGGCCAAGGCGGTATACCGGGAAGTATCACAGGTCAACAGCTTCAAAGCACGGTCAGCTGGATTCAGGATGCGTCCAAATATATTAGCACTGCCGATCTTACCAGCAGCATGACGCCATTCTTGAACGGTTCTTTATCATTTATGTCAAACATCCAAAGTACAGTCATCGGTCTCGGATCATCGCGTTACATCAGCTCGCCAACCCTTTTAAGCACCTCCATAGGATTAAACGCGCAGGATCGGTCAACCGTAGTCGGCCTCGGCACATACGGCTATATCAGTAGCTTGTCCCTTCAAAGCACTGTCCAGAATCTCGGCCTCGCCGGCTACATCAGCTCATCCGCCCTACAGAGTAGTGTCACTGGTATACTGTATCCGCCCACTTCTCTCGGCGGCAGTCTCGGGGTCGTTGTAACAGGCACCACCGATCCCCCCTATGTCAACTTCACAACTCTTATAGGACAGTATCTAGTGAGCACAAATTATATCAGTCAATCTAATGCCCCTTTTTATGGAGTCGTGCTGGGCAATAATCTTCCCAGTACAACCCTCGGCATTCTGTCCTCGCTTGGCACCTATGGATATGTGAGTACACCGACCCTTCTAAGTACAAGCGCAGGCATCCAAGCCGCGAAGCAGAACATCTTTATTGACAGAGCGGGTGCGATGAGCATCTATGGTTCACAGGTCTATATTTCCACCGTCAACGCCATTACCTTTTTGAGCAGCTTTGTGAATTCTACGGTGACATACCAGGGTCAGAACGGACCCATAACAGGGACCATTACGAACAGCTCGAATCTGGCGTTTTCGACAGTGAATCTACAGCTAGACAAGTTCTCCAGTCTCATCACGTCAGCCAGCCGTATCACCGCCGAGATTTACCCGACGTTCCAGTTTGATTCTATTACTACGGGATCTGTGACTTCTGTGGCCGTTCCCATGAACACCTATATTCAGTATGGCAATACCTTCCTCAGCTCGCCGCATCAAACAATGGTGGCGGGTGTAAATGCGACGAACGGCTACTCAAACTTCTACCAGCAACCTATGAAGATCTCCATTAATGGCTCGCAGATCACGGGTGCCTACCAGAATCCCTATGTGCTGTATCATGCTCTCCCAGGCGGCATTTCGTTTAATACAAATGTGGGGTTCCGTTCAGGAAGTGTAAACGCCTTTTTCGCATCCACCCATTCGTATTTCCTCAGCGTCCAGAATCTATCATTCTAAGACAGAGAGGCAAATGGCTGCTAGTTTAAAATCGGTAGACACTGATATCATTACACTCCGACAGATAGGTATACGTACACCTACGAATCAGTATATCCCAGCCTCCAGAGTATTGATTTCGGACGGAGTTGGAAACGGCTATTGGGATTCCATTAGCTCCGTGTTTACGGTTCCGTTTGATACCGTAAGTGATTCGGTTGGATCTACCATGATTGCGAGAAATGTGGGAAATGTGATTCCCTTCAGCACGATGGGTCTTCAGGGACTGTTCTCTGCGTATGTGAACATGAGCAATAGCACATTCACGTTTAGTAACGCAGCGCCGAATCTGCTCGTGGCCCTGAACACGGTTCCGAGCGTGTCTCGTCTGGCCGCACAACAGGTGCCGAACTCCGAGAACATCGTAATGTCCACAACACAGTCTACGCTGAAATTCATCGGTGTGGGCGACATTCAGCTATCTACCATTACAGATCTGCGCACGGTGTTCTTTTCCATTAGTTCCTTTACAGCCACTGGCTATGCCGATCTTTCTGCGGTGGCGCGTGCCTGGGTTGGTAACTCCTATAGTACACAGTCTACGAACGCGGGTTATGCGAGCTTCATTAGTAGTATTCCCTTCTCGACCTTCTACGCCACGGGCGAGTACACTGGATACGGATGGGATTGGAGCCCCTGTCTCGGATCCAATCTTGCCATGTCCACTATTGAGCAGTATCCGAATTTCTACTCAACCGGTGATGTGTATTTTAGTACAGTGAGCTTCACCGCGGCTCCCTTTCTGCGCTATATTCATCCGAACTCCACCACGAAAATGTTCTTGGAAGTGAATCCGAAGTATTTCTTCCAGCGCATGTATCTCGGTATCAGCACACCCTATAATCTTGTCAAGCAATTCTCTAGCTTTGTACAATATGAGTCTGTGCGTGGCCGACAGATTCTTGAAAAGGCTTCACAGGGTGCGTATATGATGTCGCAGCAGTCCAATGCCTACGCGTCCAACTATTACGAGTCCCAGATCAAGCTTGAACTGGATCCGGCTGTTCTATCCAGTAACGCAGCCATGGACGGAGTCGCCGGCGCCTATTACACGCTGTACCACAGAATCCCTGCGGCTATGGCGAATCTGACACCCGATGGATACTGCGGCTACAATCTGGGGCCTCGTGGTGGATTCAGTAACGGCAATGGAGTAAATCTGGACAACTACACACCTTTGAGCAACTCCGTGTTCCTCCACGTATATAACCAGGCAGGTGGGGCGCCGCCTATGCCTGGGCCTTGAGAAAATTTGACTTCATTATCGCATGTGCTTGGATACCAACCACGTGTGATGCAGAGGATTGCCGCATTTAACTACACAGACCCATGTAGTGCTGGAAATAGGGGGGTCAATGATGTAAAGATAGGAATCGAGAATGGCGCCTGTGCTGCAAATAGGGCGGGTGGTTTTAAACCGAGTGACCTAGCTCTTATCTCCACCCTGTATGAGGGAAGAAGAGTCTTTCATATAGCTACTATTACAAGTGAAGATCTTGGAAGAACTACTATATGGAGTGATAGAGGGGGGCGTGATTGGAGTAGTTGTTACAGATGTACCTCTCATACACCCCTATTTAGCACAGAAGATCCAGCTGTTATTAAGGTTCTCAAGGAAGAGCATAACATGAGCCGCCGTAATATTTCCGATATGTTTAGCTCTCATCCATGTGCGGGTGGCCGTGATAAGAGTACATACCGAGACGTTGTGATGAGTCTCTTGAGTCTCCCAACGAATGGGTCTTTATTTTAGGTATTGAGCAATATAAAACGTAGAGACAGTATCCCTATATTTTATATAATAGGTATACATAGAGATGTGTGATGACTATAAAAGTCATCGCTGTGGACTATTTATCGATACTCTAAAAAAAATAAATGAGGGGGATACTCTGCCCGGCTATACTGCCCTACGAAGCCACTATAAAGCTATAGTTGAAGACTATAATAAAGATTCACTAATTGATGATACTCTACTGCGGAAAACAGAGTTGGCCACGGTATTAACTGATAAAGAAGATCCAAGTGTCCCAAACTATCCGCTTTTACATGAAAAGTTTGATTCTGATAAAGTATATGCCGCAATCAACGACACGCGTATCACCACAAAAGTGAGTAGTAATATAGCGATATTCAAGAAATATTTTGATGATACATTTGGCATGTTCGGAAAGCTTGATTTACGTGTAGTGAATGTGTTACAGGCCCTATTAAATTCATTTGAAACACGTATTTTCTCATTTAAAACGGCTGAAAAAGCCAGAACAAAGAGCCTAGGTGAGTGGAAAGTAGGGGCTGTGGAAGAATTGTCAAGAATACAGAAACTTGGACAAGCTGAATTATTAGAGTTTTGCCTTCGCGTTGGCGAACAAATAAAGAAAATTGTGATGGAGCTTAGGCGTACATCGAACGCTGGTGGTGGCGGAGGTGGCGATGGTAATGTTGAAACATTAACTAGACAGTTAGCTGAACAAATAGAAGCCCGAAAGAGTACCGATGCTTTAAAAACCTTGGGCGATCTTGCGTCAGCTGCTAAAGGCGAAGGTGTACCAGGACATAAACAACTCGAAGAAACTATAAATCTTACCATCGATATGTTAATTAATATACATTCTATTGTGATTGGTACGGCGGATTTGGGGCGACTAGCAGGCGAATCCACCCGTGCCAAACAAGATTCAGTGAATCGCCTTGATGGATGTCGTTCACCAGGCCACAAGGGTAAATGTAAGGAGGCATGTTTTGTTCATTTATTTAAATCACTATCGGTGTGTATTATTGATGACGATTTATACATAGCATATAGCAGTTCATTGGATGTGCAACACGAGAATAATTTTATAATAGAAAGTATAGGTGGATTGAATTTTAGATCTATTACAATTGTCAATGAAGTAACTATAGAAAACTTATTGCCATATAAAGTTCCTACAAAGGCCGAATTGAAAGAAGCTTCAGAAGTTAATGCCAAAGTATTGGCTGGAGAAGTAGATCCAGCTTTTAGGAGAGAAATAGAAGAACATGCACAGAAAAGGAAAACGCATAACTTATTTAGTTGTCACAATGGGCTATATTGTAGTGAACCAAAACTGTTCACGTATCTAAAAAGATACGAAATAAGGCATCACGCCAAGATCAAACAGGGTGCCTATAGCTTTGGTTGTATTTACTTGGGGTCAGTGGGAGACGGCACTGAAATATACAAATATCTAATGGCGTCACCCAAAGCTACATCTGAACATGTTGACTTAATAAGAGAGAGATTATTGTTGTCGTATGTAATGAACCACAGCGGAATATTTCCTGCGGGTCTAACCCCAGATAAAGTTCAACAGTATTATCGCGTATTTTTACTTTTGATGCAACCATGTATTGGCTGTACGATGAACTTCAATGACATCATAAATATGAAAAATGATGGCAAAAAAGTTAAGTATGATAAATCAGATTGTGTATATATAACATGTAAAGCTTCTAAGGATGATTTTACAAGTTATAACTCGGATTTGGAGCTTATAACCATGAGCGCAAAGGCAAGAGATGTGGCGGCGGGGCTGGAGGCTCTTAGAGACGAGCAATTTGCCGTTCCAGAATTCTTTTGGGGGAACCGCGGAGGAGGTCGTAAAAAGACACGCAGGCCAAGAAAGAATAGGGCCAAAACACGACGCAGATCTTAATGTGTTTTGACCTTTCTGGTTCGACCTCCTTTCATTAAAGCTCTTCTGCGCGCAGAAATATTACGTCTTCTGCTTGATTGGGATAAAGCTCTTCTACGAGCAGACTCTAAAGTCCTTGGTGCGAGATTTTCCTTTAATCTCCCTCTAAGCGATCTTTCTCTGCGTAACACAAGCCCTGGATAAGAGGCTTCTCCATTTGGTATTTTAGACAAATCATGATCCGCGCCACATGGCAACCTACAAGCAAATGAATAATAGATTCCAGGAAAGTATTTGAATAACGTCTCAAGGTCTACTCTAAAATGTTTCGCTATGATATCTGTGAAATCTTTGTACAGAGTGCGAGTTAAAGGCTGTAATTCTTCCCCTTCTGTCCACCGTAGCACACGTGGAAAGGATTCAGATTCATATATTAGGGCCTCCTTTACATCAGCAGATGTAGGAAATGTTGAATTCCTATACAAGCTAGAAAGGTATGATACAATTTTATTTTTATATTGACTCTCAGGCAGTTTCTCTCTTATTATACCTGCTAAAGCATATTGTGGTCCTTCCCCTATAGGGGCTATAGAAGGTTCCATACAAATTTCGGGGTTTGAAAATTCATTAGGCGCTGCAGATTCGCACGTAATACATTTTATATTAGCACATGTATTTATAGTAGTACATACTTTACAATTCCATTCTTTGGTGCCCTGCTTGGATTTGGGACCCATGACGCGCATCATCTTTTTCTCAAAAAGCTCAGAACCAACTTCATATAATCCAGCAAAGTGCCATTCAATATACGGAGTAAATATGGCGTTATTATAATGTCTCATTTCCTCTGATACTGCTTTACTATGTTTAACATGTATTGTTTCACATCTCATGCTCCCTTTTAGTTTACCAATAGTGTTTTTTATATTGGTATTGTGCTTGATTGAGCATTTTTCAGTGTTGATTATATATCTTTCTTCTATTTCATCAATATTATCAATAGGATTTTTAAAAATTGGATCATTTTCTTGGAAATCTTTGAAAAACTGTTTATCTTTTATATTCGCTGCGTTCATCTCACCACAGATAGTTTTTGTAACATACATACAATTATCGGGAACAGGGTACTCTACACCCAAATCACATCCGTGTGCGTATAACATATATATAGAGGGTCTCAAGGGCCGTGGATTTCTTCTTCTTAGTAGCTCTGCCCCCCTCGGATAACCCTTGGGTAAACTGAATCTGGAAAATCCCCTTTTCCACGCATTTATATTATCCGGAACCTCAGGTATATCTGGCCTAGGAGGAAGCTCCGCCACCTTATTTAGTTGTTTCAGACGATTTGCTAGACTCATTATATATTATGTCGATAAATAAATTGGCACACCCTCTCTCTGTCCCAACTCTGCTGCCCATGGCTCCAACCGCCCCTGAACAACCGCAGTAGGCCGATAGGGCCACGGCGACATATAGACGGCATTGGACCAAGGACCGGCCCGCTTCCAGCCCACATGTACACCCCCCTGTTTCCAAAAGAATCGCTGACCTTCCGTGTTCTCTGCGAAGTTCGCCCGAATCTCTATATGGCGCCGCTGATCCGGCGGCGTCGTGGCGCGTGGCCACTCGTCCTCCAGCTTGTTACAGAGCGCTCTATACCATTTCATACACGCGTCCAGCCGCCAGATCGTAGCCTGGAAGGTGAATCCATATGTGTCCGTCACCGGCGTGATGAGAGCCCAATCAGGGAAGTTTTTCAACGTGGAGCCACCCGGACCCGGACACGGCATGAGCCTCACACTCGCACAGGATTCGCGCAACAGCCCGATAGCTTCCATAATGCCATTGGGATCGGGCTCACGCTCCAGAAGGAAATCCTCCTGCATTGGAAGAACCATTGTAAAACGGCCAGTGAGAGATAGCTGCTGCAGGGCTACGGCGCGAGAATCGAGGAATCCCGCCTCTGACTCTTTTAAAGGTATCAGCTCCACACCCATTTCTTTGACCTGCTGGCAGATTGGGTTATCCGGTTGCTCCGTAGCTAAGAACATAGGCATGTCCAGCCATGGCGCGTATCGCTTCACGAGCGTGAAATGAAGCGGCAGCAGCCCGTAGAATTTGGGAGTTGAGTTTACAAGATACGCACACTTGTCCATAGGTTTATAACGCACCGAGGCCTAAGGTCCCCATAAATATATATAGTTAGGAATATGCTTGCCCATAACCCAAAAACGGGCAAGGAGTTACGCATTATTAATCTGGAAACCTCCGTGTGGCGGGATCAAAAAACACTCGTATGGCTTGACGCGGTGCCTCTCCATCCAGAGCGGTGGAATCGCTGGGATGTCGGTGCGGCTGACACTGCCGTGGCGAGCCAGCTTCAAGCCGCTGGCATCACCGTAGACGTCGTAGTATGCCTGGATGACGCGGCCCAGGCGTGGCTGGAGGATGGGCACTGGGCCAAGGCGCGCCTCGTAGTGGTTCCGCGCAGCCTTGTGAAGGTCATGGGTATGGATAAGCTTCTCGCACTCAAGATGAGCAATCTGCTGTGCTTGGATGAGATACATGAATTATATCCCTTTACAGGGTCCGCATGGGATGGTAGCGTAGGCGATGCGAAAGCTCTTATCGCCCTCGCACTCCATTTTGGCCGCACCTTTCCAGTGACGTCGGTACGTAAAGAGTTCGCAGCGGAGCGCGGCCTCAAAGTCCAGGATACTATGGAGACGCCCCAGGAGCTGTGGTTCGTTACACAGTATTATAAGCCGAGTGGGCAACGCAGGGAGGAGATTGACGCCTGTTTGAAGAAAAACATCGAGTGCCCCATCATCGATCGCATCGTCCTATTGAACGAGAAGGCGATTGCCCCCAAGTCCGAAAAGATTCAGGAGAAGGTCGTAGGTAAGCGCCTGACCTACGCCGACGTCATTCGCTGGATCTACGAGGAGGCGCCTGAAGATGTTATTGTGGCCTTTGCGAACGCCGATATTTTCCTAGATGCCGACAGCTGGCGTCTTCTGTGGTCCACGGATCTCACAACGAAGGCGAAGTTCCTCGCACTGCTACGATGGGAAGTGGATGGCACTACGGACGAACACATTCACGCGGCCAAGCTATTCGGTCCGCGCCCCGATTCGCAAGACACATGGGTTCTTTCTTCCAATGCAGTGAAGGCAGCCAAATGGGATTGGTCCGCGCTGGAATTCCCCTTTGGTCAGAGTGGATGCGACAATGCGATTACGGTGGAGATGTTCAAGAAGCGTTTCCTCGTGGCGAACCCCGCCCTGAGTTTGCGTACTTACCACTATCACACTAGTCAGGTTCGTACATATGATCCCCGTAATATCGTGGATAAACCGGCCTATTTGTATATTCAGCCTACGGGCCTTCATGATATGCGCCCTGTGCTCGAGCTCGGCCCTCCTGCAAAGAAGTTGGAGCGGAAGCCATTCGCCCGCCCTGTGCGCGGCCCTCTGAGTGTTGCGCAGGCAAAGACATTCTGCGCCATGGTGAAGCGTAGCACTGACAACAAGGTAGTTCTAGAAGCGTCCGACGTGAATATGTGGGAGCCACCTGCGGCCCCCATTTACCAGGTAGAGGACGTATTCCAGACACGCGAGGGCCTCGTATACACGTATGACACGATTCTCGTCGGCAAGTCAAAAACGTCGTCGGAGGCATGGTCGGAGTCCCAGCTGAGTTCCATGTCTGCCTCTTTAGCCATAGACAATGCGATGATTGCCCCGCTGCCGAATGATATCGCAAAGGACTCCGCGAAATTCATTCTTCAGTACATTTCCAAGGTGTTTTGGATGCGCGAGGAGTTCAATACACCGGAAGGGGAGTTCTGGTGTGCGAAGGATAAGAGCTGTGTGGAGGCGATTAAGATGTTCAACTGGCCCAACAAGGAGGTACCGGTCCTGTCGCGTGACGAGAATCTACAGACGTGGTGTAAGAGGGCCACGGTGTGGCACTATGAAGATATTGTGGGTGATATGATTTCCAAGGAGGAGGTGGCGGCTCTTCGTAAAAATCTGGGTTTCGGTGGTTGGACTAGCTCCGTAGATGATGTCAAGAGAATCGTGTTCTTGGTAGATGACACCTGGATTACCGAGGAGATGGCGGAGAGGATTGAAGAGGAGATGAAGTCGCATGGAATCGTGGTGAAGCTTCTGTGGCCGGGGAAGACGTCTCTGGATCTCTGTATTCGGATTCTTGGGGGGGCCTGGGGTGTGGTGATGGCCACGCATACGATGGCGGCCTGGGCCTGGGTTCTTCCGGAGAAGGCCTTTGTTTGGGAGCTTCAATCCGAGATGGCCCCGAACGCAGCTCTTCTTCATTTGGCCGGGGCCGCGGATCTTCACCACCGCCTTCTTATTACTCCGAAGGGGTCGCCGAATCAGCGTGACAAGGATTCCGCTTTTAAGAAGTTGACCGCGGATATGAAGAGCTTTTTGGAGCCGGCGTCGATGGCTGGTAAGCCGCAACTCATTCTTCCCACGGCCCAGTCCGGCTTCTACGGCCACGCAGGCGATTCCTTTAGAGAGATGGCGAGGATCTGGGCTGAGCGCGGCTACGTAGAGATAGTGGAGAAGCCGGTGTGCCAAGTCTGGCTGGGGGCAGTAGGTGAGACTCTGTTGTATGATCGACCCACCTATGAATGGTTAGAGCGGGTGCCCGATTCTGAAAAGGCGTGGAAGCGGGCTCTCTTTGGAAATCCCGAGCCTGTTCCCGGTGGTAAGGCCTGGACGTTCTGGCCTCGCAAGCCGAGTCTTGTGGAGGAGCTCGTGGAGAAGGGACTTCCTATGAAGTCCTACGAGGCGCGTGAAAAGACGCTGGTATTCTACGGCCGCTCCGAGAACGCCATTCAGCGCGAGAGGCGGACTGGCGTCAACTGGGAAGCTGCATGTGACGATTTCTCGCACCGTATTTCCACGGTTGACAAGTACACGTATACACATATAGAGTATCTCGAGCGCCTCGCGAACGCAAAATATGGTCTGTGTCTCGCGGGCTACGGCAACAAGTGCCATCGCGAGATCGAGTGTATGGCCATGGGTTGCGTTCCAATCGTGGCCCCGGAGGTGGACATGTCCTCTTACGCAGAGCCGCCTGAGGAGGGTCTCCACTACTTCCGCGTTAAATCGCCCGAGGAGGCGCGTGTAGCTACCTCTGTAACACCGGATAGGTGGATTGTGATGTCGGCGGCTTGCCGTGACTGGTGGCAGAGGAATGCGTCAGCGGACGGCTCGTGGGCACTTACGCAGAGGCTGTCATCTTCGTCGCCTTGACCACGCGGGCCACTGGGCTTCGGTGCGCGGAGCTCAAGAATATCTGACCATAGCTCCATACAAAGCGAGGGGTTGTGACCTTCTTCTCCGCAAATGCTACAGAAACTCATTTATATACTACCGCCAAGTTTAGGCTTAATTTTTTACGAGGGTGAGACCAAAGTCCATGATGCCACCGCGCCTTTCGTCCTCGTAGGGGCCGATCTCGGGCCGCAGGCCTGCGGGCAAGTCCGTCAGCACCATACTGAGCACCTTCTGCTTGAAAGGGATGTCACCGTTGTGGAACTGCGCGGGGATTTTGCTACACAGGAAGCGATCAAACGCTGCCCGGTCGAGCAGGGCGCTGATTTCCGGTTCCCCCCGTTCAAAGCTAACCAGAAACGTATTTAGTGATAGTGTCTTCCAGTGAGCTTCTAGGGTAGGCTCGTGGCGCGGCCAAGCGGGGTTCCGCTCCTTTTGCCAGTCCTCGAAGCGCTGCTGTGCCTCCCGCGCGTAGCTGTAGTATTCGTGCTTGAGGTCGGGAGAAGACCAGACCTCCCCAGGGCTGATTTCATCGCGCACCCCGAGGTCCACGATGACCTTAGCCCAGCGCCTCCGCAGTTGTAGTTCGTACGGCAAGATGGGTGCGAGGATTTCCAGCCGGTTGAGAATCTCATCTTCGGGCATTATGAGGCCGTTGATCCCCTCCGTATTGCGCGCCATGCCGCCAGGGGTAAGAAGCCGCAAGTAGACTTCAAAGGGCAGCTTGGGAGTGTTTCCGTGGTAGTCCGAGTTGATGAATGAGAAGGCACCTTGAAAGTGTTGGCAGAACTGTTCCATATGCTTGCTCTTATATACGTCGATCAGGCAGATTGTTTGCTCAAGAGACAAGTCGCGCATGTTGCGGTCAATACCCTCGTTGTTCAAGCCGAGGCATATGTACATGTCGTAGCCCGGAAGCCGCGCTACGTCACTTACACCGTGGTGAACGCTATCTCCCGCCCACAGCATGAGGCGGAGGTTTGTGCGTTTGGCGGGAAGCTGGAGATGACGGTTGAAGTCTAGCAGCGGCATGTTATGCTCAACCACGGTACAGGTCGATTCAATTTTTACCCCTCGAGTACATGAGATTAGAGTTTAAACACGCACATCCAAGACAAGGGTAGATGGCACAACCACGAATCCAGCTTCTTGACGGCGTCGGCTTTGTAGAGCTGCTAGATACATTCGGCGACGATCTCACGGTGGTCAACGCCGCGCGTGTGAGCTTCGCAAAGGAGTCGGTAGCCTTGGAACCGCGCGATGAGAAGCTTATCAAATATCTCGCAGATCACCATCATATCACGCCCTTTTTTCACCCTCAGGCGCGCTTCCGCCTCAAGATGCCGATTTATGTGGCCCGCGAATGGTTCCGTCACACGGTGGGGTTCGCACGTAATGAGGTCTCGCGCCGGTATGTAGATGATAGGCCCGAGTGCTATGTACCCCCTTTGGAGCATCTCCGTGAGCGTGATACGAATAAGAAGCAGGGTTCTAAGGCCACTCCTATTGAGGCAGCTGCGCAAGTCCAGGAGAAAATCCGGGAATTCAATGCACAGTCCATGGGGATTTACGAAACACTTTTGGAGTTAAATCTAGCCCCAGAAGTCGCTCGTGGTATTCTCCCGCAATCGATGTATACCGAGTTTATTGAGACGGGGAGCCTCTCGGCTTATGCGCGGCTGTGCGCCCTCCGCACGGATCCCCAGGCGCAAGTAGAGATTCAAGTCTACGCGCGAGCTGTTTCGGAGCTCCTAGAGGCCCGGTTTCCCGTTAGTTGGTGTGCTCTTAATAAAAAGAATGATCCAGAGTAGAAATGTCTAATCGCGACTTCAGCCACGTTACACGCACACAACAAAAAGCTGCGCAGACGATGTTCGCAGGAAAGGTAATTAATACGCAATCCCAGGCGCGCATACCTGGGTATATTCTCAAGGGCGGCGTTCCTGCGGCAAGTGTGGCGATTACCACGAACTCGGGACAAGCGGCAGCGGGTGAGACCGTGGCGCCGTACGTGGCAAATCCTATCGCGGTAGCAGACAGAGCTGGGACAAATACCACCTATGATCTTACGGCTGCGGCGGCAACCTCTTAAGATTGCTTGATTTTGACCATACAATGTACGCTAAAAAGAGCCCGAAGAAGTTTTTAGAAAATATATCAAGTATGTTGTATCCAATGTTTTTGTTTGTGTAGTTCATAAGCGCAAATACTCCATACAGAGACCACACAAACACAAACCAATAAAATAGAATATTCTTAAGATTATCCTCAGAAGAGGGCAAGAATGTGTCTTTAATATATTTGAAATTTAAAGTGAAAGGGATAAACCCTAGTGCGGTAGATGTATAGGGGTTCAAGTAACCAAGCTCCCCAATGAACCCGAAGAACAACATTATAGCATTTAAGACCACTATTTTTATGATAGACCCAGTATGATTAGATAAAAAATCACTTAGCCTAGATATCGTATTTCCATCATGATTTAGAAAACAAGATAATGTGATCAACATCAGGGGCGTAGTGATAGACCAGTCTAAATAACGAAATGGTGTGATATTACGGGATACTTGACTGAAGTAGAAAAACAACCAAATATAAAATATAAACTCAATAATCTGAACAAAAAGCTCTACCTTCAGCAAATCCTTTAGGATTTCGTCTTTTGGACCTACTTCTTTGTTTATTGCCAGGTAGTCAATGACGCCAACTACAAACTGAAAAGCTAAAGAGAACATTGCGCTTGTGTAAATCATTCTGTATTTCGAATAGAGAATATCTATATTAGACTTCAGCATCCGAATCCGGGTGAGACACCATAGCTCCATCCTTGAGCCGCCCCACGTATTTGAACTTCATGTCATAGAGTTTGTCCTTCTTGGGATCCAGGTAGAACATACGTCCATCCACTTCCTGCTTTCGCACTTTTATCTGTACAATCTCGTACTCCGATACATCTACTGAGCCTTCCACCTTCGCGACTGGCTGTTGTTCCGTCGGCTTCTTCACATTCGCACGCCGCTTTACAGGGGGCGTCGGTGTAGGCACAACGGGTAGCTGTTCCAGAGCTTGTTCTGCGGCCACAGGAGCCGCGACGGGCTTCTTCGCATTCGCGCGTAACCCCTGTGTAGCGGCCTTGCGCCCAGGCTTTGCCGTCCCACCAGGTATCGGGGCCGGTGGCACTTGCTCCACACCTTCATACGCCTTTGCGACAGCTGCCTTGATCTTTCCCATGGACTCTTCACTAAGTGTGTATCCCTCCTGTATCTTTAGACGGAACCAGGCGCCATCGTAGAGGCGTGACCAGTAGGGAATGGGCTCCGTCACACGTCCGAAGAGATACGAAGGATACGTCCCACTCAGGCGCGTACCGACAATCGTCTTCAGCTTCTCTGCTGTCTTTCGCTCCTTCGCCGCGCAGTTATCGCACAGATCCCCCGAGCGCGTCACAGTCTCACAGCGGAGGGGCACATGAAAGAATCCGCCCTCTTCGAAGGAAAGCACGTGAACACCCTTTGGAGCATCTTTTACGAGTCGTCCAAGACATTGTGACATGTTGCGTGTGGAGCTGGGTGGTATCCGCCGGCCGGATAAATTTTACATGCGAACCCACCCAGTTGTTCACTAGAATGTACGAGCTATATCCGCATGTCCCTATTGTGAATCCAAACCATCCTGCTATCCTATTCTACAGCGGGTTCGGTCTTATGGGAATTACACTCCTAACGGCCTTCACAACTGATAACACAGATGATACGATCATGCTATTCATATATTCACTCGGATGTTTCGCGATAGGCACAGTTCTACAGCTGACGCTGTGGACCCCTCATTTATAAACGGCTAATGTTCTGGCGGAAGGATCCGTGGCTCCAGGAGACCATTTCGGCATCCAGAAATAGGGCACATTCACGTGCATGTTGGCCTCGCCGTAAAACTCCACAAAGAGCTTGCGATAGTAAAACTTCTCGGGAGTCGGTGCCTGATCGCCTACTATTTCACGCGCCATATCCTGTGTAATCTCATACCACGACTTTTCCGGCCCGCTGACCCCATCCGAAAAAGCCTCCTTCTGGCGCCACAGAACATCATGTGGTAGGAGGCCAGTTCCCTCAAAGGCACGGCGCAGAAGGCATTTTTCCGGACAGTCCTTGGGCCGACGGAACTCTGTAGGAACACTTCGCGCGACAGCTACGAACTGCCTGTCAAGAAAGGGTGTGCGCGGCTCCAGGCCATGTGAAGAAATGGAACGGTCCGAGCGAAGTACATCAAACATGTGAATATCCTTGAGAAGGCGTGTGACTTCCGCCTCGTAGGCATGGTCTGACGGCGCCGACTTGAAATACAGATAGGAACCCCAGACCTCATCGGAGCCATCGCCGTTCAGAACAATCTTACAATCGGATTTCTCCCGAATGTATTTCGCCACGAGCCAGTTCCCTACAGAGGCTCGCACGCTAGTCGTGTCATATGATTCAATGTCCCGAATCACGAAGGGAATAGCTGCGAAGAACTCTTCGGCCGTCATTATGATTTCCGTGTGTATGGAGCCAATGTGCTCGGCCACCTTTTTAGCATAAAAGAGATCCTTGCTTCCGCGCATTCCGATACTGAATGTCTGAATGGGTTGCAACCCACGCTTCCGCCGCGCCTTCGCCGCCACCGCCGCTACGAGACTGCTATCGAGTCCACCACTCAGGGTCACTGCGATATCCTTACGATCTGTCATGAGGCGCTTGTTCACAGCTTCCGTAAAAGCCGTGCGAACCGCCTTCCTTGCCTCTAGCTCACATGAAAACAACGGATTCTTCAAGAATGGTATTTCGTGATACGCGGCGTATGTAACGGTCACACCGCCCTTCAGAATCATATAATGGCCGGGCAAGAATGCCTCAGGAATATCAATCTCCGTGAGAGACTTCATCTCCGAGCCGAAGAAGCGATTCTTGACTGTGTAGAGGGGGCGAACACCGTAGGGATCACGGCCCACTACAATACGGTCGCGCTTCTTATCTACGATGATAAGTGCGAAGACACCATCCAGTGCCCGGAAAAACTCCTCTATAGGAATCTCAAGTTCGCAGAACTTCTCATAGAGCTCTCCGATGATTTCACAGTCCGAGCCGGATTTCGTGAAAATACCGTATTGCCTTTCGAGCTCTTTCCAGTTGTAGATCTCACCATTACAGACCCACGCTAGTTGGTCACGCTCCATAGGCTGCATCCCTGCCTCATTCAGACCATTGATGGCTAGACGAGTGAATCCCAGCTGAGCCACGTCCCCGAGATTTAGCACGCGCGTACCCTCGGGCCCCCGCGCCTCTAGAGTTTTTAGGCAGCGCATCATCAGATCATTGTCTATTTTCCCTACGCAACACCAAATACCACACATTCTTAATAAAGAATCTGTGGCGTCTGTTTAGATGGATTCCAGCGACATTCTACGTAAGCTTCAGTCGCAGACGATTTTCGCCTACTATAAAGCCACGACGCTTTCTAGGCAGCCCGCGTGTAACTATAGCACGTGTAGCAGTATCACGAACTGTGTGGTAAACTACCCCAGTTATGAGGAACGCCAGCAAGTAACACAGGGGGCAAAAGTATGTAATAGTTGCGCTTCAACGGGCTGCGGCTGCCAGAGTTAAGAAAAGTCATCAAGTCTCTTAGAATGTACATGAAGATTCGCAATAGGCCAAATCTTGCCGACTTTATCCACGAGCGTCGGATAGCGTCGTTGAGCGGAATCTACTGCCCATCCGTATAAAAACTGATCGCTGCGGTAATCCGTGTCGCGGTTCACGAATGAGACGCCGGCTCCGCTGTGAATCGGGTCTATTCCACCCAGATACTGGCCGTGCGCAGCTGCGTCAAAAATACAGGGGAACGCGGTATTTTCATACCAGTCGCGGAATGTTTCGGATACTAGAGTGGCGCCAGGCGGTGCAGTAGGGAGCACGGAACATTCTTCAGGATTGTCCTGCCAATAGGGACCGCTCAGCTGCATTTCGTCCGTGCCTCGGTTGTTCACGGCCAGACTCGCCACAAAGTTGGACAGGGCATCTGTAGAGCGGCAATACAGAATCGAGAAACACATCCGAATCTGATCCTGTCGCACACCCTGTCCCTGGAATGTTGTAGACAGACCGGCGCTCGTTAGACGAAGAGTCGGCACGAGCGCCGAAATATCCGTATAGAGCATCACATCGTTTTCCAGATGTAGGCATTCCTTGATTCCTTTCCAGCGCATCCAGTCCTCCAGAATAAAAAGGCGTTCCGTTGTTGCCCTCCAAAAGCCGCCACGCCATTCTGAATCCAGCTTTGTGTTATCCATAAACTTCACATGATTCAGCGACATTGGGATCCTGGATAAAAGCACTCGTTCCTCATCGGCGAACTCCTCGTCCGTGTGTACAGAGCTAATAAAGACGATGGGACACGTCGGATTCCATTTGCGCGCGTGTTGTATAGCAGTGGCAACATAACCCGGGGGCGCGTCCCCTATATGTATAAAAACAAGTGGAATCCCGTTAGAACTCATCTTATACACGATGACAGACAAAACACATACAATTGACGCATTTGTGCCCTTACATCCAAAAGATCTGGATATGCTGCCATACTGTGTGATTGGCCTTCGTAAAAACGTAAATGGGCTGCGCAATATCTATGTTGTCAGCGAAGAGAACCCAGAAGATATTGATGATATCATCTGGGTACCCGAATCAAAGTTCCCCTTTTCTATGGAGGATGTGGCGGCCCATATTAAAAGCACAAATAAGCGCGAAGGCTGGTATCTACAGCAGCTCTTCAAAATGTATGCGTTTCGCGTAATAGAGGGCTGTGCCGATAATCTTTTACTGTTTGACGCCGATTGTGTGATCTGTCGCCCCATATCCTTTTTTGATGAAAATAGGGCTCTTTTGGATTGGACGGAGGAACAGATCCACGCCCCGTATTTTGAGCATGCAAGTAAAGTATTGAAAGAGGCATTTGTCCGCGCGGACTTGGCAAAATCCGGTATAACAGACCACATGCTTGTTCGGAGGCATATAATGGAGGAAATCCTACAAAAGATAGAACAGGGGGGTAGAACCGCTTGGCAGATTCTTCTAGAAGCTGTAGATCCATCTCAATGGGATAAATCTGGAATGTCAGAATATGAAATTTACTATAACTATGCACTAAAATGGTATCCAGATGAATATTGGCCGCGTAGGTTAACACGTGAAATAGGCCTTAACTTGGCAGCCCTGTCACATGATTCACACCATTTGGATATACTCGCCTTTCACGCGTGGGCACTCGAGTTACGGCGTGATAAGCTTCGGGTACTTTAGCAAAATATAACGGCTAGAGGAATTCCCAAAGCGCTCCCAGTAATCGTAAAGGAACTTACCGCCCCTGAAAATGGGGACTTGGATAAGCTTATCCTGGAAATACAGATTCAATATACCCTGTTCATTTGTTCGCGAAATATGGTACTTATATGCGAGATTCATAATCTCTGATATGGTATCTGGCTGTATGATAGACGAGTAAAAGAGCATGATGCCCGTCTGAAAACAGGGGCGATTCAGATTGTAGTTCCCCGCAAGTTCCGCGTAAACCTCAGGATATGAGAGCCGATTAAACTGGCCTGCGAGCTTTGTAGTATATTCTGGAAAATCGTCGCAGTGCGCGAGTATGAGGCGAGGCTGAATAAGCTCAAAAAAGATATTGATATCGCCGAACACGTGCATTCCCGCATCCATATAGAAGATCTTTCTCCACTGCTTGAAATACGTGTGAAAGATATTCAGCTTCTGCCATTGTATCTGTTTTGAGATCTCCCGCCCGTCAGTATCTACAAAGGGTCTTTCTGCGATCTTAGAAAGAATGGGCTGGATATCAATGGGGTCATATTTCTTCACGATGACTCCGTATTTTATAAAGTCATCCGACAGATCCGCATCAGTCAATACGACGATATCACCTTTGTAGTTACCGACGGTTCTACAACCATGGATAGTCATAAGACATTGTTGGCTATACGCGGCATTCGTCAGGAGAACAATAACGTTTTCGCAGGGTACATACGACTGGAACATAACTTCCCAATAATGCCGAAGCAGCATCGGATGAAAAGGGCTAGGAGCTGACCGGATAGCTAGGTTTTCAAGATCGCTTGGGCCCTCAATAGGGATTAGCGGTAGGGAGGGGTATTCACGCAGAAGACAACGGGTGTGTGCGTTTTCATGGACAATGGCCCACGCACCCATATAGAGTGTTTCCCAGTGTCTATGTGTATCCAGGCCATTTCCAGGAGGACATACGACGGCGCGCGATGCCCCGAGAGCTTCTACATAATCTACTTTATCAAGTCGCGGTAGGAGCATTAGATCCCTGCGTCCTCTTAGGAGCTTTACATACTGAGTCCAGCTGCGGCGCATGGGATTTGTATCCGAGCACCACGGATAGAGTATGCCATATTCGCGATCGGAGGAGCGGCTCGTCCGTGTAGTAGGTTCGTAGGAACCATTTCCGCCACGCCAGAAACGATTCTGGTCGCCGATGGGGAGGCTCCGAATACGCGGGTGAGTTACTGTATTATTCTGGACCCAGGCGCATAGTTGAGGGTTCGCATTTAAGAAGGGAATAAGAACTGTATAATTCGCCTGGTTATCACCGTTGTGAATAACAATGAGTCGCAGTTTGGGCCATGCTCTACGTTCTACAACGGCTTCTAGCAGGCCTGGCTCCGGATATACAAACAAGCTGGTTGGCTCTACAATATCCCACTCATCCTCTATAAAGAGTTGTTTCGCGCGTGGCACAACTTCATCTATGGAGGGATGACTCTTCTCACGGTTTATTACGGTATAGTCGCATAGGCTCTGTAGGAACTCGCCTGTGACAGGAAGGACTTCCTCCGCCAGTTCTAGCTGCCTCAGATCATACTCGTCCGAATCAGGAATAGCCGAGTGATACAATATTTTGAACTCTTCGAAGAATTTCAAATAGCGCGTTTCAAGCTCTGTTCGTGGTTGCCTGACTTGAATAACCTGGCAGCCGGTCTCGCGAAGCCGCCTTAAAATGGGGACAGGATCAGATCCTATACCTATTTCCATTGACTGTCTACGAGCAGGAACAGGATCCGAACCAATACGTAACTCCATTGAGTGTCTAAGCGGAGGAACCTTAAGCTTATCGCGGTTTATGTATAGATGCCCGAGAAGACGAAAGCGGATCGTCTGAAAGAGACTATACGCCTACTGAAAGAACTACAGCGTGTTGGAATATCGGACAACGCATTTGGCTACGACGAAATAAAGCGAATCATGACGCAGTGGGTTAATGACGGCGTGAAAGTGAATACAACAGTCGAGCTTCCTCGTCATGGTCGCCAGGCGGTGCTAACTCTTCCTAATATGGATAACAAGGCAGCGGGAATCAATCTACGAGTGGTGGCCCCTTCCGAAGAACTTGAGAGTGATAAATAGATGTACGGTCGTCTTTTATTGAAGGTATTTGTCTCTGTCGGCATGAGTGTTGCGGGTATTTTGCGCCTGACGAACCCTGAGATCGGCAACGCGGAAATGAATTCGCTCACTTTCCTCACGCCACTCCACGAGTTATTCATAGGCCTTTTTGAGCTTATTGCCATTCCGGTCATGTTCTACGCATCTCGCCAGATACGCAATGCGTATCTTGGATTCTGGTGTTTCTGTGTGCTCCTAATTTCCGCTATTCACATGCGGCAGCACACGCTTTACGAGCTAAAGAAGCTAGTGCCCTTTACAAGCGACATTAAAACCATTTGGTATCACCTCATTCTTGTTGTGATTATGATCTCCATTATGCTGCGTTGAGCCTTAAAGCACTAATCGTAACCTTCTTCAGAATGGCCTCCAGTCGCGCAGGTCTCACAGCCGAGGGCGCTCTTTACGAGGCCGTCGCCCGTGGGAACAAAGACACATATTTCTTCCAGGATGATCCCGACGCCACGTTGAACCCTTTTGAGAATCGATATGAACCCACGCCCCCTGTGATTCACGAGCTGCGCCGTATTCCTCCGCTCAATGGCGCAGAGTTCGGTCGCAGCTGCGAGTTTGAGTTCGAGGTCGCAGGAGACATGTTCGTACATCCGACAATACTTATAGATCTTCCGACATGGCTGCCCCCTGTTGAGGCTGCGCTAAACCCTACGACCACAATCACAGATGCCGCAGGAAACAGCTATGGATATACGAATGGAATCGGATACTTCCTTTTCAGCAAGATCCAGATTTACCAGGACAAGCTTCTCTTACAGGAATACACAGGAGATACGCTATTTGCCACAAGAGCCGCGCGTGGCTCGTTGAACGCTGCGTATCTGGAAAATAAGCTCGCGGGGTGGCACGATGGTTCCGCTATAAATATCGGGGCGAACGCCACGCCTCAACGCCTTCGCCTCGAGCTTCCCTTTATAGGAGATCACCGTGGTTTCCCAAGTATCGCGATGCGCCACCAACCTTTCAAGCTCCGTCTCGAACTTCGGAAACTAGAGGAAATTGTGGAGACATCTGGGACTGGCGCGGCCACGCCATGGCTTCTCCCGAGTCTAAACTACGGCGTGAAGACCTTCAAGCCGCTGGCACGCACATCCATCGCCTCTCCCACTCTTCAGCTGGAAACACGTCATATATATACGGATGGAGAGTCTCAGAAGGCACTTCGTAAGAATCCTATTGAGATACCCTATAACCATATTTACGAGAACAACTTCACCTTCGGCCCCGCGGAATACGCACCTCTTACACGCGGCGTTCCCGCGTATATTACAAAGCGTGTGGACGCACAGCACCCAGCTGGGCGCCTCATTTGGTACATCCGCACTCAGAATGATCTGCGCACGGGTAGGCGCTGGAGGTTCTCCCCCACACCTACTACAGAGTATTACGTCGGCCAGTCGCTCGTCATAGCTGGACGTGACCGTGAGACTTTCTTTTCGCCCCTTGTTTGGAATACGCTCACGCATCACGCGAAAGAGGACCGCGACCCTGGAGCTGGCATTAGCGAGATGTCATGGAATCTGGGAGATATTCGCGGACCGCATGAGCTTCAACCTGAGGGCTCTGTAAACTTCACTACTGCCGACCGACCCACCTTTTATACAAGCTTGGCTGCCGCTCCGAATGATACACAGCTGGGCGCGCCGAGTACGGAGATGGTTGTCGCAGTTGATACGTGGGCTATATATAATATTGAAAAGGACCGTGGTTTCCTGAAATACGGAAATTGAGGGGGTGCCTAAAGCTAGTGCTCCTCTAATATTTAGAAACATGCAAACACTTCGGATGAGCGGCTGGCTTTCTGCGAAAGTGGACGACCTGAAAACCGCGACAGCTGCGACTACTAACTCAGAAGACGCCGGCAATATTGACCACTATTACAATCTTATGGGCACCGATGCCCCCATAGCTACACTCCTATACGTGTGTAAGGTGGATGTGTTTGAGGGAAAGCCGACAAGGTATTTCTTAAAGGCTACAAACATGCCCCACACGCACGAAATATATATGAATAAGCTTACACCCTACTGCGCGAAGGTAGCAGATACGACCACAGGACCGGCGCAGATTCACGCCCGTGGCTATGGAGCTATTCTCCCCTTTATGTACAACCGCGGTGTCACGAATATTCAGTGGGAGAACACGGGCGGCAGCTTCTCACAGATTATCACAGACGTGGACGCACAAATCAAAGCTGCGAAGCACGGAACGGATGATGTCAATCTGCCAAAGCCGAACTACACGGAAGACATGACGACCCTGGGGCGCGGTGCTCAGCGCTTTCACAACGACGTAGAGCTATGGGGTGCGTCAACCATACAGTTATTCAAGGATCTGGGCATTAAGACATGGGAAACTTCTATTAATCCTAGCTTTAACGATCGCGAAGACCTTATTCAGAGTCCGGCGCATTTTCGGCATTTTCTCGAGTGTCTACAGACCCAATTTGAGGAAGCTATTCGAGCGAAGAAGCTGAAAATCGTGGGCGTGTTCCTCGGCGAGGAGGAGAAAATCTACGAGATGCCGTATCCATTCCACAAGGATAACACCACCGCATTTGATGATATCGAGGAACCCATTACGAGCTCTGGGCGATACAATCTGCTGGACGAGTTTTCCGTAGACTGTATGGCCTTTGACACAGTAGAGGCGTCCATGAACCCCGTTTTGTTTGCCCGTTATACACGGAAAACTACGGGTGATATGAGTTATTATAAGTGGACGATGGCTGGCGGAAATGGAAACTATAAGTCCCAGCTTCTCGCACAGCCTATGGAGAACTTCGTGGCGGACTTTGAAGTTACATATGGGCGTTCTCCTTCGGCGAAGCGATACGCAGATGTTCTGAAAACCTTAAATAAGAGTGAGCGCCACGCACTTCAATATGACTCTATTGAGAAATACGCGGATGGAGTCTATGTTTCTGTGGGTGGCATGCGTATAGCTTTAAAGCCGATCGAGTCGGGTGGCAAGAAAGTCGCTAATACTATGGATAATTCTGAGCAACGGATGTTTCTCAATGTGCTCACGAAGCGCATGAAGAAACAGCACATTCACCTTCAAGATTGGAAGGAGAACTCACAATTCACGAATATTTCCAAGCCGCAGGAAAATCCTCTGATTTTTGCCGTACAGGCCATGCAGTGCTTCCAGTCACGTGCGTTCAAACATGAGTCTGCGCGCACGGAGGATCGCTTTGTTGAAACGCTAGGAGCTACGAGTGTCGCAACGGGGGAAGCTGCTGCTGCTACGGAAGGGCGTAATCTGGAGGCGCATTTCGGTCGCCTGATGGAAAGAGAGTTCCCAGATATGGAACACACAATTGGAGATCAGGAGATTAAACGGGATATTCTGCAGCTTCCTCTCAACTCACAGGGGAATCAGGCCGTTGATACTCTACACTGCAGTGAAGAAGACTCTCTGTGGATCGCGACACAGGTGAAGTCCGGCGAGCGCGATAAGGATGACGCCTTTCACAACTTTGTGAACACTTTTCGTCTTGTCCGCGAGCGTGCTCTAGTGCGTGATGCCGCGCGCTGTTTTGGTGTCCTAGTTCATTACAAGGGGCTGAAAAACCCCTCTGCGTGGGAGATTCTTGCCAAAGAATCTGGGATTTCTGTAGTCTCACGTGCGGCTGGCGAGACAAAAGAGGATTTCGAGCAGCGCTGTTTTGAACATATCCGTCGTATTCAAAAATATTATTGAGTAATTATAAGGATGTTCTCACCGGCCGCAGGTGCGGCAAAAGAGGCCAGTGCTTTATTAGCAGGAGATACCAGGAACTTCCCTGGCGGCGTAGTGTCAGAGTTCGGACGGCTCATTGGTGAGAGGGGGCTAAGCCACTTGCGTGGTATCATTCGTTCCCTAAGAGGGGCACAGGCAGATCGTGCATATTTTGAGAATATAATGTGGGGGCTTCCGAAAGCTAGTATAGACAAAAGGGGTAATCCGTATACCCCCATGCTTACACTACATGATGGTCGTAAAACACAAGAGATACATCTTAGAAAAATAGGAGGCGGCTCATATGGTACTATATACACGGATCAAACGGGCGTTGCGTATAAAGAAGTTACATATGGAAGGCAAGAAGCTGATGGCTCTTGGACCGAGGGCAATCACATTTCTTATGAGGAATTCTGCCGCGAATTCTTTCTAGAAGCGCTTGTTCAAGTGTTACTTCATAATGATCCTGATATGGGTAATAGAGTGGGAAAACTCGAAGGAATATACGCAGATAATCGGATTCGTCGCGGAACAGCACCGCATCTGGGCCTGACGTTTTTCTTCCGCATGGAAAGAATACCGTATACGCTTGAATCCTATGTAGCACAACATGGCGATTCTCCAACTTTCTGTTCGCGTCTTGGCAATGTATTTTCAGGCAAAAGGGGCGTTACAAACTTATTATCAGCGTGCGGGAACAAGTACATGTCATTAAAACAAGGCATAGAAAAGTTTACTCAGCTTGGACAAACGTTAGCCCATTTCGCATTAAGATACGGTTTTAAGCATAGAGACCTTCATCAAGCGAATGTAATGTTCGACGCACACGGAAACATAAAGATTATCGATTTTGGCATGGCCTGTCTGGATTTCGGAGGAGGAGATGTATATGCTGTTTCTGATCCTGCCTGTGTATCATGTGATTTATTGATATACATGTCCTCTATATATGAGAATGACTCAAAGAGGGAAGAGATTAGATTACCCCCGCTGTTTTCAGATGAATTATACGATTGGATTCATAATACAATGAATCACAAAGGCGTAAATGTATACGATTTTTTTATTGATGACGATCTAAAAAAGAGTAGGGCAACAGGGAACCCTCCATCACCTGTTTTTCACCATTTTTACTCTTTTTCTGACTTGTACACTCTTTTACAAAATGATTCGCTCCCGCCGATTCTTTGTGATCCTGCCCAGTTTGTCGCGTTTATAAAGAGTCAGGGCGGCGGCGGGAGGCATACACGCAGACAGAGTCAGAACTCCAAACAAAAGCACTCGCGCCGTAACAAAAAGCCTAAACAAAAACGCAGACAGTAATCAGAAGATGTCCGCGGGACCGTCCGTAGAAGAAGTAAGCTCGTATTTGAAAAAGACATTCACCATGGAGAAGTTCTCTACAGGTGGGGGTGCGAGTGACGCTGGGAACCGTTCCATACAGTATTTCGGTGGAGACTCTTCAGCGGCTACAACAATCACGGCGGCGGCGGCGGTGGGCGTTGCTACGTCCGATGATATCAACAAGATTCAGTACGACGTTCCTGTAGAGACTATGAAACGCCCTCTCGGAACAATTACGACACTACTGGACCTCACCAATCGTGATCTCCAGGAAAACGACCTCTTTCCACTAAGTTCAGAGACTACTTGGTTCACGCGCGACACGGAGCGCCGTGTGCTGCCCTTCACACCTACTATTCAGGAAATCCCTCTACGCGGTCCTGGAGCTTTCGGACAACGCTTCTCCTTTGACCTGGGTTCCATTGTAGTGGGTGATCTCCTTATGGGAACGGTACTTCAAATACGGCTGGCGCACTGGCTAGAGGCCCAGGCACAACTACTCTATGAAGCTGGAAAGATCACCTACGATAATGTACCAACCGCCTGGGAATACGCAAATAGTCTTGGGACGGCGATTATTCAGCAGGCCGAGCTCGAAATAGATGGTAAGACGATTGAAACGATCGACGGTGACTTCATAAACGTCTATAGCACTCTCTACGCAGATTACAACCAGCAATTCGGCGTTACATATGACCACCACGGCCGCATTCCCATGTCACTCCTCATGACGGAACAGGCGCCCCGCTTTCTTCCTACAGAGGATGGGACACTGAACTGCCTTCTTCCATTTTTCTACATGCGCTCGAAACGCCAGGACGCGCTTCCTATGATTGCCATTCGTGAAGGCCTCGTAAAGATTCATATAACGTTGCGCCCCTTTGAAGAGTGTGTGCGTCAGCTTCGCGGCTACAGGGACTCTTGTGAGTCTACGCCCCTGGCAAAGACCTTCGCATTCCATAATGGCGCGACTGCGGTTTCTTATGACAGCGTTGCGAACCCCCCTGCCTTCCGGTTCATCCAGCTTCTCACACAGGGGGCCGTGGTCAATGGCCCCTTTCGTCAGCGCATGCTCCGTGCCCCTTTTGAGATCATTCATCGCGAAGTCCAGACATTCTACTTTGAAGAACCTCTAAAATACGCAATCGGCAAGCGCAGTGTAGACACGATTCGTATCCAGCTACCACTGGAGGCAAATCATCCTGTTGAGGAGATCATCTGGTTTATACGCAGGCGCGGCGTCCGCGACAACAACGCTTGGACGAATTACACGTCTGTGCTAGAGGCCGAGTGGGATGTACGCGCAGCGCAGCAGCCCCTCCTACAGAACGCGATCCTACAGGCAAATGGAGTGACTATCTGTGACGCAGATGAACAGTATTACCGGCAGCTGATTGCCGCTGCGCATCGTGGGGGCGCCGCTGCGTATAATAATTTCATATACGGATATCCGTTTGCGAGAACACCTGGAGAGCATCAGCCTTCGGGCAGCTTCAATGCCAGTCGCGTGAGTTCTCTGCGTCTCGTGCTCGACGTGAAACCGCCAGGGGGTGTGCTAGACGGAAACTGGGAAGTGAAGGTCTTCTGCGTAGCTCTCAACTGGCTGCGGTTTGAGAACGGCATCGCAAATCCCATGTTTGAGGATTAGTTCCGCAGTCTATATAGAATGTCTAAGGGAAACTATGTCACGAATGTTGCGGCGGCCATTTCGGGTTATGAAGGTTTTAATTCAAACCACCCGGACGCACCGGCCCTTTATAAGTCATCTATGATATTTATTACCATGTATTTGGCGTTTATTTTGCTGTTCGCTTATGGCGCGGCGTCGCTGTCATATAACTACAATGTGGCCATTGGCACATCGGGCGAGTTGACACTTGTATATAGCGTCTTGGCGTTCTTTTTTAGCTCATTCTACTATATTTATTACGCACTGTTCCTGAACCCCCTCCAGCGGCGTAGTCGGCGGCGTTAACGAGAATTCCTCCGAGTCGCCCGCCGCGCATTGAAATGCCGATCAAAGTGGTTCGTCGTGTAGCCATATTGGAACAACATAGACTCTTTCGGAATCTTCACCTTTTTATGGAGTTCAGGGTCTGTAATGCCCTTCCAGTGACGAGGGTAGAAGTACTTCATAGGGTAGATGCGCACATCCGGGAAATCCGCCTTGGATGCGAAATAGACCCGTGAAACATAGAGAGGACCCACGCGTCTCCAGGCAGCTCCACCTGCCTCTCTCTCTGCGTTGGATACCATGCCGCCCAGGAGTTTCTTAATAAAGGCATGTTTCGCCGCAGCTCCTATTAAGCCATTCGCAACGAGGCGCTTTGTGCCGCGTAACTCGGGGCCGAGATCTCCAAGCTTTTTTGTATGGGAACTAGCTATCTTTTCCCATCCGAAGAAGACACCCGCTTTATTCTTATCGAGGAACGCGGAAAACTTGGCCGGCTTCATAATCACGGAATCGGCATCGATGTAGATCCCTCCGTGTTGATATAATGCCATGAGACGAATAATATCCGCGCGACCGGCCATCTCCTTTTTGAATTTCGCGTATTCGCGCCGCAGACCCGGAATAGACGCCCAGTCAAGTGTATCAACATTTGCCTCCGTCCATAGCTTGTATTCGTACTCATGATCTTTGGCAAACTCTTTGACTGTATCCATCCACTCGGTAGGTGGTGCGTTTGTTCCTAGCCAAATCTGATGAATGATTTTTTGTATTCCACCGCCCGTTTCGGACATCCTACCACCATCGGAGATTTTAGATGAAAGCCTTTAATAGAATGTTACTTCGCCTCCTGGCTTTTCTGTCGTCCGTTGTATATGGACAAGACGCAGTGGGTTCCACGGGCTGTACAGCTCCCGCGTGTGTATTCGCAAACCCGAATCTGCGTTTCGGGACAGGTGCGGAAAATTCTATAAATAACTGGGGGCTGTTCCAACAGCCCTGGTATTATTCCAACATCAGTAACAACTGGTTTAAACTCACATACGCAAACTATCCGCTTGATACGGCGATTGGAATGGGCACGGGTGCGCCCACGTGGAGTGGCGCGTATGTTACGGATTTATATAGTCTCTCGCCCAGCAACCCAAATACAGACTACAGCAACTTTACGGTGCTCAGCAGTGATACTTCAAAGTCAGTTGGATACGGTGTAATTGTTTCCAGACGTAGCTTTACGGTTTCTGGGCAGCAACTCGTGCTACAGAATAGCTTTTCGCTCGGAAGAAATGACAGCTTTGTAAAAGTTACCGTTCAGGTGATAAACAACTCTACGGCTGCTATGCAGAACTTGATCATCTGGACGGGGACGCGCGACGATTTCGTTGGAACGACGGATTCCAATACAAAAACGCGCGGAAATCTGAACACAGGGAGCTTCGTGCCTGTAACTGCGAATAACCAGTCCTCACGCGCGATTATGATCACAAATCCCACGGAGGGTGTCCTATTCTATTCAGAAACCCCCCGAGTTATGACTGCGTACGCACTCTGTTGCTCCTTCTCAAACGTATACAACACAAATCCCCTGTCACTTCCGCCGGCGACCACTACGCCTACAGATGGCTCCTACGCGGCTGTTCTTCCTATTGGGAATCTGACGGCTGGTTCTTCTGGAACTATTGTGTGGTATTACGCAGCTGGGGCGATTTCCTCGCTTAGTGCCGTCGCAGAGAGTGTGGCAGTAGATCAAGTAGTAAGCGCAGGGGCCGCGTCTGAGTCATCTTCGATAACCGCTTCGGTGACACCGACCGCTACACAGACGCCTACGCAAACCGCGGCGCCTACACAAACCGCCGCTGCGACTTCCAGTACCACACCGACAGCTGCGCCCACTCTGACACTTACCGCCACTCCTACTGAGACCCCTTCCACAACATCTACGTTTCCTATACGCTTTGTGATAGCACGCGATCAGCCGGCTATTATCAATGTTACAACTTCCGTTTCAATTATAGACAATACCAAGCCCGATAACAGTATCTTTGTGTATGTATTTGTGCCCATCAACGTAGCACTAATCTTCTGTTGTTTCGCTGGTACGATCTACCTACTCCTCAAACATTCTCAAGCCCTCAGGCCTTCTGCGTGGGCACCGGCCCCTGCTGTACAAATAAGAACACCGGTCACTACATCGAGGCCGGCGTTAGCGCCGATCCGCTCGGCCTAAGTAATCACTCTCTCCACTTTAAAGAGATGGTGGCCTCATTGCTGCGAGTTATTTACGGAGGAGTCCAGGATTCCAGACTCCTCTGTCAAAAAGGGCAGCCAAGTATCAGTTTTTTCGTAAAAGCTTTCATTCGCGCCGGCCGTTTCACAACGCAATGGGCGCGGCTAGATTTTGATACACTCCCGACTCTTGGAAATACATCCGTGATCACCCTGCCACGGAAGGGACATTTGATTTCCCGCCTGTATTTGGTAACAACAATGCCGGATATTTCTACGGCGCAGCTCGCGGCCAAGGCGTGGTGTACAGCGAATGGGAAAACCTTTGCCGGCCCCACCTTCGGATGGACGAACTCTCTCGGCCACGCGATCCTACAGAGCGCAACCATAGATATTGGTGGTTCGCGGGTAGAACAGATTGATGGACGCCTCCTAGAGGTCATGGACGAATTCTACACGCCTCTGGAGAAGGTTTCATTAATGGACAAACTTCTTCCCCGGGACTCGTCTAGCTTCACACCGGGCGAATTCGGAAGTACTACTGTAACACAGGCAACTACGCCCCTCCCCTTCTGGTTCAGCTGCGGGGACGCGGGAACATTTCTTCCGATTGATGCACTCCAGGCAGATCCTGTGAAACTCAGTATACGGTTTAACACGCCTGGGACGGTGTATGTAAGCACAGCTCAACAGAGCACGGCTGGGCTCATTTTTCCACCCGCAGGTGGAGAAGCCTATTTTCCGTTGGGGAGCTCACCTTTTTATTACTTGGATCCGGCAGGAACTCCTGTGAAGGGGCTTGGTGGCGACCCAACACAGTCTACTAACGTTTCAACAGTTCCTGAAATAACAATGCCGACAAATCAACTGCTACAGGTTCTTGGTGATACCTATATCATGGCGGAGTACATATATTTAGATAAGCCCGAAGCGAACAGATTCCGTCTCGCAGATATTCAAGTGCCCATTCTACAGCATTATGCGTTTGATCCTATCGATACAGTGAACGCCCCTTCCCAGAACTGCTATCTCAAGATTCCTAATCCCACACGCAACCTCTTTTTCTATCTACAGCGCTATGAGGCCCCGTATTTCAACGCCCCCTTTTTAGCTACGCGTGATTTGTCAGGTGTGAACACGTCTACTCCTTGGTGGCCGAATGCATCCCAGATAGACACGCGAGTATACAAGGATCTCATACCTGGCTTCGCCCTCAGAAACTCCGAGCCACTGAATGCCATAGATCTCATATACGAGGGTAAGCTCTATAGATACAGCACGACGACGCCTTCTGTTTTCCGGTCTCTGGTGCCGAGCTTGGAGCAGAAGAAATCTCCCTGGGTGAATCGGTATTTCTACAATATTCCGTTCGCACTTCAGTCCGGTTTTCTTCCCCCGAGTCAGCCCTGTGGAGAGGCGAATCTGGACAAGATTGTAAACATCAATCTGAAGCTGGATATGAAACCGCTCGCTGGTTATGTGACTACGTATAACGTGCCGCGCTACACAGTATATATCTGGGCAGAGACATACAATGTCTTCCGAGTATACGGCGGGCGTGGCGGAATGATGTTTGCGTATTAAAAATTGAAGGTGACAACGGTCTGACTAGTAAACATAACATGGACTTCCAGAACTACTCCACTGAGACGCAGGTACATTGGACGGCGCTTGAAGTTGGCAAGGAGTATCTCCACTGCATTACATCCTACAGTGGCAAATTCAAGAAGATCGTATTCACAAAGATGCTCGAGGTGAGTGAGTGTAGCTTTGTCATGACAGAAGTGCCAGGGTATGCCATTGCCGTGGGCGATTGGACAGAAGGAATGATTGGGTCTCCTCGCAATCGGTTCTGGACTTTGGAGACACCCATTCCTCCGTGGGAGGAGCCGCCGGCGGTTTCTGAGCTGGCGGATAAGCTTCCCTTCGTTAAAGATATCAGCAGATCTTAAGTAGAAATGCCAGGCGAGATCCTAGTAAACAACCCCCTTTCTGCTACCCCTCCTGAGGAGAACCAGAAAAAAGAAGAAGGCACCGTTTATGGGTGTTTATTATATTTTTGTTGTTGTGTCCCATTTTTAGTGAGCTTCTCCTCATAACGTAATATGCCAAAGTTAAGCCCACCCCGAAGGGGGTACTTAACTTTGGCACATGACGTTACTGGATTATTTACACTCAGTGCTTTCTGAGCCAAAGTGCGGCGAGAAGAGCCACACTGACAAAAATTAGTGCCACTGTTCCATCACGTGTACGAAGTGCGTATGTTAGCTGCTGAATGACATTCTCGGATTCTTCAAAGAAGTCGGAGTAATCTGTTTGTTCCTGCTTGATATCAGATATCGAAGGCCTCTGTTTAGCTAAGAGGGGATATGTAGTGACAATGCGGAGTATATTAGAATAGTACACATCAATCGGACCGTCACGATCAGGATTCCAAGCTATGACTTTCCCAAAGGCCGCAGCTTGGAGCACGTAGAAATGTAGGGCGTATCCGCCCTCTATTTCCAGAAGATGCTTGCCGCGGGGCTCAACAGGCCCCTGGATATATGTCGGGCCACCAAGAAAGATATCCCAGGCGTTACGTTCATTCCACAGCGCCCGTTTTATGGTGGGCCACCTAGCGGCGAAATCAGCCACGGGTACACAATCATCTTCTATGATGAGAACCCAAGGCAGACCCTTACGCATGGCCTCACGTGCGATAGCCACATGAGAGGCACCGCACCCACGCCACCCTTCGGAGTGTCTTATAGCCGAAAAGCGTTTTGGCACGATACCAGTGCCTTTGAAGGCAGCTTGTGTCTCAGCCCATTTATCCTCGCGATCATCCAAGTTTATACAAAAACAGGGAAGGTCCTGCATCCTACCGTTAAACACTATTTTAGTGTTTAATTTTCATCTCTTGAAATGCTGGCCTGAGGAGGCACCTTTGAACCTGGCTCGGGAACAGAGAACATTTTCTTAATAAACTGAATAAATGTGACCGGCTCCTTCTTCGGAATCAGAAGAGCTGTTTTGGGTGACGGCGGATCAGTCTGGAATATGGAAAAAATCCCTTGCGCTTTGTGTGTTAATTCATCACGCCACTCCATCCTACATATTAGAGATTTCTTGCGTTAAGCATTGCCGTCCACCAATGTCGGCAAGTATGCTTTGGGCACTTGCCGTCCATAAAATTGCCCGAAACCCCTGATAATATAGATGACACTTAGTATGGCCTCCCTCCTCATTGTGGAATCGCCGGCGAAATGCCAAAAGATACAGGGCTTCTTGGGGCCTGGATGGCGCGTGATCGCAACCATGGGGCATATCAGGAGCTTAGAGGAGGATCTGGGAGCAGTAGGCCTGGATCGCGACTTTGAGCCGCGCTTCCAGTTTATAAAAGAGAAGGCGAAGGCAATCGCACAGATTAAGGAGGCGGCTGCGAAAGCCACCACTGTCTATTTAGCTTCAGATGATGATCGGGAGGGTGAGGCAATCTCATATTCAGTGGCTATTCTTCTGAGGCTGGATCCCACTACGACACCGCGCGCAGTCTTCCGAGAGATTACTGCCTCCGCGGTGAAGGCGGCCGTGGCCGCGCCGCGCCGCATTGACATGAATCGCGTGAATGCTCAGCAGGCGCGGGCGGTCCTAGATATGATGGTGGGTTTCACTATCTCGCCACTCTTATGGAAGTATGTGGGGCCAACTCTCTCCGCGGGTCGCTGTCAGACACCAGCTCTGCGACTAATTGTCGAGCAGGAAGCCGCCATCCGCGCGCACACCACGAGTACCGTCTGGAAGGTAAAGGGGCAATGGTCTTCGGGCACCACCCCATTTGAAGCCAGCCTCACAGATGAGCTAGAAGACGAGGAGTCAACGGAGAACTATCTGGAGAATATTCACGACGACGCCGGCGGCATCGTAAAAGAGGCATCCACGCATCCCACTACTGAGCAGCCCCCGAAGCCTCTTATTACGAGCACGCTCCAACAGGAAGCTTCTGCGACGATGAGCCTTCAGCCGAAGCGAACCATGCAAATCGCCCAGCGTCTTTATGAAGCGGGACACATCACCTATATGCGAACGGACTCTGCGATCCTTTCTGAGGAGGCCAAGCTCGCAGCCGAGAAGTGGGTGCGCACTGCCTTTGGAGATGAGTATGTGAGTAGTGGGTCCGCCGCGCCAAAGAAGGCGGCAAAGTCCAAATCCACCCATGCTCAAGAGGCGCACGAGGCCATTCGCCCGACACACTTTGAACTGGCGGAGCTCCCTGCGGATGAGGACTGGAGCGCGCCGGATCGCAGGCTCTATAAGCTCATTTGGAATCGCGCCGTCCAGAGTGTCATGGCGGCGGCTCGTGGAGAGCAGCGCACCGCGGAGTTTGTGGCGACTGGTGATCCGTGCGTGTTTATCTGGAGGGCTACATGGAAGCGGCAGCTCTTTCCAGGATGGCGGCGAATCGGGTCAGCAGCCACGAACTTGGATGAAGAGGAGTCGGATGCCGAGCCGGTGGCGGAGACGGCATGGAAGGCGGCAGAAAAGATCGTGGAGGGGACGAAGCTGAAGTGGAGCGCCCTAGAGGCTTGGCCGCATGATTCTAAGCCCGCTGCGCGCTATTCAGAGGCAACGCTTGTGCGCGAGCTCGAGCGGAAGGGTATTGGGCGTCCCAGTACGTTCGCGACTCTTGTGGGGACTATCCTTGATAAGGGCTACGCGGAGAAGCGTGATACGCCGGCACGCGAAGTGTCTGTGAAAAAGCTTCTTGTTAAGGGGGTGGGCCAATGGCCCCCGACGGTGGAAACATCTATAAAGAAGGTAGGGGCGGAGAAACAGAAGTTGGCGCCAACTGCCCTGGGCTCATCTGTGCTGGAATTCTGCTTGAAGGAGTTTGATGGACTCTTCAACTACGATTTCACACGGGAAATGGAGGCGCGTCTGGATAAGATCGCGGAAGGCAAGGATGCGTGGAAGCAGCTGTGTCGTGATACGTGGAACTCCTATGAAGACAAGTATCTGGCTCTAAAGGACGGGCAAGGAACCGCGGCAGCTGCGCCGGCGCTTCAGCGCCTCTTCGCAGGGGGTATCAAGGCCGTCCAAAGCAAGAAGGGGCCGCTGCTTCTCAAGGAGGACGCAAAGAACAAGGAGAACACGGTGTTCTATGGTTGGCCCGAGGGAAAGACATTCCAGGCGATCACAGAGGCAGATGTCGCGGCGTTTATCGCTACAAAGACTCAGTCACAAGTCACTCTTGGTGAACATTGTGGGGCGCCGATTCTCAAGAAATCGGGCCCCTTTGGTACCTACGCAGAGTGTAAAGGGGTAAAAGTCCCGTGGCTACCGACGGATACAGAAGAAAGCCTGTGCGCGAAGCTTACGGCAAAGTCGCAGTCGTCGCTACACATTCTCGGAGAATTCGAATTCCGTAATGGCCCCTATGGAGTCTTCATGTACAAGAGGGCCCTTGTTGGAAAGGCCAGGAAATTTGTGAACGTCCCGAGTGGTGTTGATCCTAAGACACTGACGAATGACGCAGCTATAAAGATATATCAGACCGGCCTACAGCAGAAGGCAAAGGGGCAGGCATTCAAGAAAAAGAACTCTACCAATTAGGATGGAACGCGGGAAAACGCGTAGAAAGGCACAAATAGATATTTTTAATATTCCCACGTATGTGGTGAGTATGAAAGAACGCGAGGATCGCTGGAAGCGATTTACCGATCAGCCTGCGGTGGGTATGCTGAAGCGCATCAAGCGCTCCATGGCAGTAAACGGAAAGAAGCTGGATCCGCTAAATGACCGGCGTATCTCCGTTCGCACGCGACTCAACATTTTCAGAAACTATCGGCGCAGCCATCACGAGATCGCAACCATGGGGGCGGTTGGCTGCTCTCTGAGTCATATTGAGATCTGGAAGAAATTCCTGAAGTCTGGGGCGAATTATTGCCTTGTTATGGAGGACGACGCGATACTAACAGAAACGATTCTGAACTCAATCAATGAGCTAATCCCTTCTCTACCGAGAGAATGGGGCATCTGGCTTCTAGGATGCTACAAGCCGAATCTCGTACATGAGGCGATGGATTCAAAGCCGTGGAATCGCATCTATAACTTTACGGCCTCGCACGCATATTTAATGACAAGAGCTGCGGCTAAGATTTGTCTAGATGACGCAACCCCTATAGAGAGCCATATAGATCATTACATGAGCAATATATCTATTTTGAAGAATAATCTCATTGTGCAAAGACCAGATATTCACATTGAATTCTTCAAGAAAGAGCGAGTAGAGAAATCCCCTACGACAACCGTTGATTCCAATACGTCTCAGCATAAGAAGAATGGTTGCCCAGTGTGTAAAGTGCCTGATGATTTTTCACAGATTTACGTGTCGCCTACACGGAGAAATCGGCATGGCCACGGAATGAAGGTGGAGGGCTTAGTAAGAGGAGCTCAATCAAAGGGGATTCTTACATTGAAACGGAACATTACTTTGAAGAAATAAAAGCCCGAACTATTCTAGAATGTCTGTCAAACCAAGCCCGACAAATAGCAGGCGCAATAGTGATGTCGATGTTTCTGGGGCGAAAGTCAAAAAATTCTTGAACGGATGGACGAAGGAGCAAGAGCAATTGATGGCTGAATGGTCTGATATTGGAGCGTGCTATCGCTGGCTTCACGATCGCGCAGAAAAGAAGTACAATGCGTTGAATATGAGCATTACTATTCCTGTGATTGTTCTATCTACACTGACAGGCGCAGCTAACTTCGCAGTAGGCAGTTTCATCCCGCCAGGCGACACTACCCTACAAAACTATGTGGCGGCTTCACTCGGCGGCGTATCTATTTTCGCAGGAATCCTCACAACACTTGGAAACTTTTTTCAATACGCACAGAAATCAGAATCTAATCGCGTGTCGAGCATAGCGTGGGGTAAATTTCAGCGTCTTGTTCAAGTGGAGCTCGCAATCAATCCGTTGGATCGTATTGATGCGATGGACTTTCTGAAGATATGTCGTCAGGAACTTGACCGCCTTATCGAGCAGTCCCCGCCAATTCCTGATGATGTTATTCTCGAATTTGAGGTGGAGTTTAAGGCGAAACCCCAGCTCAAGCGTCCCGATATCTGCCATGGTATTGAGCACACCCGCGTGTTCGACTCGGGTAAGGCTCGTCTAGGCAAGCTCGCAGCTGAGGCAGTACTACACCTTCGCTACCGAAAGAATATTCTGGCGAACTCGGTAATGCCCGATATTGACAAAAAAATAGAAGAACAGCTCAATACGCGCATTGAGCAGCGAATCAGGGATCTTATGCCTTCGGCACCCCCTACACCCCCTGTAGAGCCGCATGGAGATGTTACCAGTATTGTGACAAGCCTGGAAACAGATTGGAGAAATCTACTTGTTAATAAACGCGCCCCGCGCCCCAGGCGCAATTCGGAAGAAGAGTCAGATGAAGTCCGTTTGAATATAGTCGGCATAGACGGACCCCCTAGTGCTACACCCGCGCAGAGCTCCACGCCAGTAGAAGATATCGAACAGCTTGGCTCTGCGAGTTCCGCCTTTTCGGCCCCGCCCCCTGTAGAGCCCACCGTAGCGTTTAACTAATAAACATTTTCAATGTGCGTAGCATCTTGTCCATATATTTATACTCGTCATCAAATTTAGCTGTTAGCTGTTCATCAAAATGAATCTCATCTATTAGAGCTTTGTTTATACGCTTTTCTGGTAAATCTCTTACTACCCTCAGAACAGGATGTATAAGTTTGGCGTATGACTCTTTACCGATAGAAGTATCTCTACTACCAATTTTTGAGATGTCCGTTACGTGTTCACTAGAATACTCTAAACTTAACATGAAGTATGTTAGTTCTTCATTTGAGCTGTGTGTTTTAAGAAAGTTGTAATGAACGTCATTGATGTATGTTATTTCATCTTTGTTAGGGTTATATATAAATATATCTACAAGCTGTCCAAACATCTGATATATAGCAGAACCGTAGTTAATTTTATAGATAATATGCGCTAATAGGTCACTCATACCAGCACTATCACTTATGGTATACTTTTGAATATCAAACTTGCCATCGTAGTTCAAATGGAAGAAATGTTTAATAAGGTAGCGAAATCCGTGAATGAATCCACCTGAGCTTATTTTAAAATCGAAGGAATGCATTAGCGCACCTATAAAGAATAAATTCGTATTATTAATAGCCTCATATGTGTCAGATATAATAGGATATTTCTTATTTTCGGTTAAGGGCAGCTCAAACTCAAAGATAGATGTGTCAAACTGCCATCCTGTACATAATATAATTTGATCATACCCATCTGGTGGCATACCCCCATATGGATGCTTTATACTACACCTACCACAATCATGGTGAATAGTATATTTATTCACCACACCATTTTCTATTACAATATTAATACCTGTTTCATCAAATGAGTTTAGACTTTTTAGAAGAAAGGTGTCATGAAAGGGGAGATATATAGAACGAAGATCACCTGCGTAGTGCGTGGACATCGCCCATTTCTTGGAATTTCTGCCAAGAATATTCACAGAGCTTACGCGTGGGGTCAAGATATTAGCAAGTTCAAACGCGGAGTTTCCATTGCCGATAATAAGAAGCTGTTTATTCTCAAACGTAGCGAGATTCTCTTCCTTCTTAAAATAATCCTTAGGGAAATCTGCGTAATGCCGTATCGTCCCTGTTGTATCTTTTACACCGCCCCTATTTGGTTTCTCAACTCCCGTAGCTACGATTAGCTTATCGCATGTATATAACCATTTTCCTGAGGCATTTGTGACTGCTAGAGTATATTTTCCCTCAGCCGTTTTTTGTATCTTTTCCACATTCGTCTTATATTTTATATTTAGCTTGTACTTCCCAGCAAAGTCATTGATATAGCGCACGAGATCCTTGCGATCAGGATAGTACTCTTTTGAGTAATCTGTAAATTTGGGGCCATCGTCGGATAGCAGTGAATTCCAGTCATGGCGTAGATTGAAATCGGGATCTTCTACCCCTGTAAAGCGTTTGTTAATAGAAATTAGCTGTCCAGAAAGGGGATACCGATCAAAAAAAGAGCCAGCGAGCTCATTGCGCTCTAGAATGACATACTCAATACCCGCTTTTTGAAAGAAGTAGCCGAGTTGAACACCCGCGGGTCCAGCCCCTATGATAATGTTTTTAACGGGTTTCACAGCTTTGTACATGTATTACATGTATTAAGCTGTCGGTTTTAGACCTTGTGCGAACTCCTTCAGAATTGAGTTCTTCGCTTGGAACGTCCACTTGTACCACTTCAAGGGCTCATGATCGTCATTGACAGATGTTAACCATTTGGTATACAACTCATCATTCTTATCTAGCCATACACGTTGTATCGACGGAATTGTGTCTGGAGATTCCAGAAGTTCATGAGCGCGGTGCCAGCAAAAAAATGTCCGTAGAGCGAAGACGAACAGATTTATATCTTGTACATCCGCGTAGTCTTCCTCGAGTTGCCGGACAAATTTCAGAAGAGCTAGTCCAACATCCGGCTCCTCTGAAAAGGTTTCTAGCACGTTGCGAACAGCCCTACTAGCGGTGTTCATCTGTTTGGAGCAAATATTAACGCGGCGAATGAGGTGCCTTCGCGCCGTTGGTGCCAGCCAAGAAGCTATTTAGGCGGGGGCGCGTCGTAGCCGTGTCGACGATGATGATTTCATGGAGAGGCCAGGTAAGCGAGGACTGTGTGTACACAGGCAAGTAGGTCCATTGCTGATCATCGAGAATGTTAGCTGCTGCTGTGGCTGCTGCGCGAAGAAAGCTCATGAACATTATGCTTACTTGTGATAAAAATAGGGTTTCGCTTCAATTTTTTAGGTGGATGCTACACTCTCCAGCTCATCGAGAAGATTGCGAGTCTCCTCCTCGGGGGCCCAGGCGAGCTTACGAATCGGCTTCTTGGGAGCGGCGGGTGCGACTTCCTCCGAGACAACCGTCACAGTATCCGTGGTGGTTTTGGCCGCATCGCGCTCAGCCTTTTTAGCCGCCTTCTGCTCGTCTGTCATCTTGGGGCGCCCAGGTGGCCGCTTCGCCTTCTCCTCCTTCGCAGTGTCCTCAACGCCTGTGGACTTGTGTTCCTCGGCCCACTTCGTCTGTGCGGTGAGGATCTCCTCGTCCGTCCACTCGGCAACCGCCTTCTCCTTCTTGAGCTTGGAGGCGAACTGCTTGGCCTCCGCCACACGCTTGAAGGGTATCCCGTTGGCCTTGAGAAGCGTGTCAATCCGCATATTGAAGTCGTGCCAGGCCTTCATGCCCACGGACATCTCCTTCTTGGGCTTCGCAGGAGCGGCAACGGCGACTTTAGAGGGCCGCCCGCGCTTCTTCGTTAGCGCTGCGACGCCCTCTACCACACCTGTTGCGGCGGTGATCATTGCCTCCAGGCTGGCAACCTTGGCCTTGAGATCGTTCAGAACAGAAAGCATTGAGGCGGCCATTGTGGGGAAAAATACTGCGCGCAGCTACTCAATTTTTTCGCATTAGTCAAATACGACGTTGGCGTGCTGCTCGAGATATGCCCGCATTTCGTCGTCTTCGCCTTCATCGTCTCGTGTGTTACGCCCACCACGGAGGCGCCTGAACCACGCACTGCGGTCAGCCCAGCTAACGCCCCGAAGAGGAGGCGTTGTCTCGATACTGCCATTTGAGCGCTGCCGAAACGCAGGCCTCGCCGTACTTCTCACTACAGACCATGCCGCCGGCGCGATTCCCTCGCGCCGCTCACGAACTGCGTTGATGTAGCTTATAGCCATCTGAAGAACGGCTTCCTCGCCCAACTCGGCGGCAAGTGCGTTGAGCAGACTGTGATCCGCGGACATGTAATTAAATACAAACATGCCCCCCATGTTCAATTTTCAGGGCGTATTCTGTAGCTCGGAAAGAGACACCGAAATCGGATCTTGATTACATGAATCATAAACGCCAATTCGGACATGCCCTATTGAGTATATCACAATGGGTTGGTTCAATTTTGAAGGGGTTTTTTTAAGATGGATGCTATCATAAAAAAACACCTCCTGCGGGGGTTGAACCCGCGACTACCAGGTCGCTGCTATCTTTAAAAGCCTGGTGCTCTACCAACTGAGCTAAGGAGGTCGTGGTTCCGATGCCGGGACTCGAACCCGGGTCTCGGCCTTGAAAGGGCCACATGCTAGACCACTACACTACATCGGATCTTGGGCGCCTGCCGCCGCACACTTGATACACAGGGAAAATCGTGCGTCAATTTTACGCGGCGCTCACGTTTCATGCCCAGCTCGCAGCCTTCTCCCACGCAGCTTCTCGGAGCTTGGCCTCCTCCACGCGCCCCTCCAACTCCCTCCGTTGCCTGCCCCAAAGGCCTCCACTCTCTAGCTGTGCTCGTAGCTGAGTAGTAGCGGCAGCTAGTAGAGTCTTCTCGGTGCGCACAAGCTCCTTCACCGCCCCTTCAAAGCTCTCTGTGCTCTCCTCTAGAGCATGTAGACGATCAGATGCCTCGTCACGGACCACGCGCAACTCATGCGTAATCTTATCGAGTGCCTTCTGGTTCGCCTGTTGTAGCTCTTCCTGCTTGCTGTCATACGCGTTAGCATTCGCTAGGAGCTTCGCAGAGTATTGGCTCATCATATAGCGCACCTGGAAGTAGACCACTGCCATAAGGAGCAGAAAGGCGATCTCGTCGGAGATAAGGCAAGACGGCCGAATGGGAGACATTTTCAAGGTGGACTAATGGCTTTGTCGTGAATCGCTGCCTCAATTTTTTCAAAAAAATACTTTGCCGCGCGGGTTTACCGCCAAGTACTTAACTTCAGTACTAGACGTTATAGCTCTGGCTCATCCTCGGGGTTAATAATGACGCGCTGCCTCACCATAACATCGTGGGTGCCGTCTGGGAAGCTCGTAATATGTAGCGTCTCGCGGTGGATGGTAGAGACGGCGATGGTGGCCTCCATAAAGGTGACGGGCGTGGCGCCGAGGCTCGCAAAGCGGTTATTGAGGCTCTCGAGGGTCATGGTGATCACGAGCGTCTCCTCCTCTCCGTCCTCCTCGTTGAAGAACTCCTCCATAGTGGCGGTCGAGCCGTGGGTCTGGAGAAGGGACTCGATGTCCGCGCGACGAAGCGTGAAGCGGGGCGACTCTTCAATATCAAAGGGGCCCGGGGCGTGGACGGCCTCCTCTGCGTCAGGCATGAAGCACTCTGCGCACACGTCAAACTGGCACTCGAAGCAGTGGTAGAAGGCGGTTCTCATCACATCTTTCTTACATATGTCGCACCCCACGCTCATAGCCACGCCGTATGTGGGCGGGATATCACGTGCCGCAAATAACTCCAAGGGGCACGGATGCTGGCGGTACTGGTAGGGTGTCAACCACCTCCACCGCCCCCCCAACCCAACCCAAGAGGCGCCCGCTGCGGCGGCTGCGTCCGCTGCGTCCGCTGCGTCCGCTGCGGCGGCGGCGTGGCGGGCAATGGTTGCGCGCGCCGAGTCGAGCACCAGCGCCCAGGCCTCCCTATCCTCTGGCGTCACAATGCTGGCGGGCGGCTCAGGGTTCGCCAGGAGGGCTCGTGCGCGCTGGGTGGGGTCTGCCTCCTCGTCTGCGGACGGCGCGAAGGTGAGCTGGGGCACAGCCGCGACCATCGCCACGGCGCCGGCCACCACTTCCTCGTCATCGTCGTCGTTATACTCGGCGGGAGGGTAAACCGAGGTGAGCTGAGTCCACTGGGCGTCCGAGAGGGATGTACCCCCCTGCTCGCGTAGGATGCGCTCAATCTCATAGCGCGTGATGGTTGCCTCGCCATATTCGTTAAAACCTATCTCGGCTTCGACGCCCGCGGTCATGCCTACGCCGCCTGCCTGCCGCAGAATGAATTCCAAGCCAGCGCGCGAGAGGCGGATCTCGCCACCGTGGATGTGGACCTCCTCTTCCTCCTCGTCATCCTCCTCTTCTGAGTCGCTTTCGGGGCTCACGGCGCAGTCCTCCAACTCCACAGCCACCTTGCGGCACATGGGGCAGGTGCTCTCATCTTGGCGGATGTGCCACTTCGCGATGCACTTGGGGTGAAAGAGGTGGCCGCAGGAGGAGCGATAGCTGCCCGTGGCCTCGGGCGCGGGGAAGTCAATCACGGCGTCGTAGCAGATAGAGCACTCGGACATCTTTTTGCTAGGGGGTAAAAATATGAATGGGTGGGATCCGTTCAATTTTTTCGGGGGGGGGGGTGAGTGGCGGGCCTCTAACGTCATGTGCCAAAGTTAAGAACCCCCGAGGGGGGTTCTTGAATTAGCCTACATGACTACAGTAGCGATGTAAGCACAAAATAAGCACCCCCCTAAGGGGGTGCTTAACTTCAGCACATCGCGGTACAAAAAAAGTGAGACCAGTTGGATTCGAACCAACGTCTCCAGGGCCGTTTCCTGGTGTTATACTCCACTCTAC